CTTCTCAAATCTTCAAGCTTTTGTTTGGCTTCCTCTTTGCCTTCGTTCAGTTCGATCCACTTCTCAATTTCTTCATTGTCACTTTCAAGATTTTTGACTTTTTGCTTCCCTACCTCAATGGTCTTGTGGAGGGTCTCCTCCTCGATCTTGTAGATCTCAGAAGCTGCGTAGGTCTCCTCCTTCTTGATCGAGGCAACCTGCTGGGTAGTACGGAGTTCAAGATCTAGTTGCTTCTCGCGTTTGGCTGCGTCAAGAGTAGGGAGTTCAAGATCAGGCTTTTTGGGCTCAGCCATCTTAGCAATTTCGGCCTTCTCCTTGGTATACCTAGCAAGATCAGCCAACTCTTGTTGCTGTTGAGTCCTTGCTACCTCAGCAAGACCTGCCTTAACTTGACCCGGCTTGAACTTTTTATCGTACCCGGTGATTCCGTAGGACCCGTCTGCGTTCAACTGAGCAGAGCCGCCGAAGTCGTCAGCCAGTTGCGTGAAAGCAGCAGCACGCTCTGCTTTCCTCCGGGCAGCGAATTCATCATCAAGTTGCTTCTCGACGGCAAGCTTTTTATCTTTGGTTTCTTCGCCTGCCTTTTGAAGCGCCTGCAGCTCTGCTTCACCAGTGAGGCGGGCCTGCTGGAGAGCTTCCTGCTTAAGCTGCTCCCGGTTTTTCTCTTCGCGATTCTTGATCCGCTTGAGCACATCCGCAGCACTTTCCGCTGCTGTAGACGAGCCACCCATGTCCGGGCCTTTTGTTGCCTCGGGTTTGGCCTTATCGAATATTGGGCGAACCTGGTTCAACTCATCGGCGGCGTAGGGCATTTGAACCGGCTTCAGGGTTTCGGAGCGCAGCACTTTCAACTGCTGGATGGTCTGCTTGGCCTTGTCTATTTTCCGCTGAATGAGAGAATCTTCGGACTCGAATTCATCATCAACGCTGCGCTTTGTTCTGCCTTTACTAGGATTAGCTTTCTGGCGCTCTAGGGCCTCCAACGTGGCCTGCAAGGTAGCGATATTTCGGTTGATGCTATTCGCCTCGTTCATCCTGGAGATGTCGTCGGCTTGGCTTTCCTTGTTGAGCTTGACTCTGATTTCATACAACTCGGTCAAGCTGATTTTTTCCTTGTTCAGAAGCTCTACGTAGGCAGGGTGCTTCGCAGCAAATTTAGCAATCTCGGTCCTGAGTTCAGCCGTCAGCGTGATGTCCTGCCCCTTAAGTTTAGCTATTTTGGGTAGAGCGAGTTCACCTTCTTCCCGATAAAGCCTAGCGGCCTCCTTCATCGACTCGTTGTACGCAGAGTTCTCGACAGCAGCACGATTCAGGAGCTTCACGTATTCACCAGTGACAGTCCTCTTTTTGACCAAGGCTTCGTTGCTGGCCTTGAGTGCATCCTCCTCTTTGTGGAGGTGGTTGCCGACTGCTGCTACTCCAGCACCCAGCAGGGTTAAAGCCCCAAGCAGCAAACCAATCTGGCCTACGCTCGCCGCTATACCCAGAAGAGCCAAACTGCCTGACAGAGCCTTGATAGCCAGCACTAGGGTACCAACCCCAGTAGCAACCAGCATTATCTGCCCAGGAGCCGATTCTAGCCCTCTGACGAACGAAGTAATCCCGTCAGTGATGGCTGACAAAGCACCACCTAAACCGCCTTGTCCTAAAGTTACCACCGTGCTAGCGAAGGTCTGCTTGATCACGTTGAGGCGTGCTTGGGCGCCCTGCATGGATTTATCGAAGGCGATCATTGTCGCGTTGGTGCCTGTGACGTTCTCGGTCATCAGGCGGAACGCATCTCCCCCGAGGGTTATGGAGGTGATCATCGCACGACCCACACGAGTGTCCATTGCAGCCATGAGGTCCTGAACCTTGACATTGTGGTTTTTGAATACGTCGGCTACTTCGTCCAGGGTGTGCTTGGTCGTGTCGATGGAATCTTGGTCGATCCCATAAACTTCAAGAAGTTTCTTGAGGCGAGGCTTAGGAGCAGCCAAGTCCTTCAGCAACTGGGACAAGCCTGTACCAATCGTAGAAGGCTTGATGCCCGCCTGGGCTTGGGTTGCTATCATCCCGAGGGTCTGCTCAAGGGACAGTCCTAATTGCGCGGCTTGAGGAGCCAGATAGTTGAAAGCCGTAGCCAAACCTTCAGTAGAGAGTTTGGACTCGTTCAAGGCGGCTGTCATCGAATTCGTTATTTTCGCTACATTTTCCGCTGTGATCCCAAACACGTTCATCGCGGTGGTGGTGAGATCTGCGGAAACTGCGGGGCTGGAGCCTGTGGCTGTAGCAAACATGCCAACCGCTGCGGAAACTGCAGGCAACTGCTCCATCTTCACGCCTGCCTGAGCGAGCACCTTCATGAGCCCAGAGACTTCATCAGCGGTGAACCTGGAGTTCTTGGCGATAGTTAAAATGGCATCACTGAACACGTTCACGCTGTCCACAGGTGCCCCTGCAATAGCGGCGATGTCGTACATCGACTGATTCAAGGATATGGATGCGCCTACTGCCTCACGAATCTGGTTCGTTACTGCAAATAAGGCAGTTCGGATCGTGTAGAATTCGGCTATCCTGGTGGTCAGCTTGCTCAAGGAGACAGCCAGGATTCCTGTAGGCTTCTCGGCCTCCCTCGCTGCTCTAGCTGCTTCCCTGTGGGCTCTGGCTCTGTCGAGTTCTGCTCTTGCAGTTTCCCGCGCAGAAGCTGCCGCTGCTTTGTTGGTATCAGAGAGAGCTTTGTTGGCTGCGGAGGATTCCCTGGTGGCCTTCTCGATAAGCGCTTGGTCAAACGCAATGCTCTGGTCCTTAATAACTGAGGATCTGGAGTAGCCCTTGTTTTTATCTGCGGGGTCAATGTACTCGAAGCCCTTGGTTTGAGAGCGCTGCTGGGAAACAAGAGCCTTCGCAGCACGTTCAGCAGCAGCCGCAAGTTCCTTCTGGTTCTTGACAAACGACACCAAAACCCCATCAGCATTCAGGACGAGCCTTGAATAATCCTGAATAGTTTTGGAGGCCGCTGCCATCTGCTTGTTGAAAGTGGACTGTTTTATCGCTGATTGTGCTTCAGCCCCTGTGGTTAGGCCGTTGGCATTGGCGTCAGCGAGTTTCTTGGCGATCTTGCTGATCTTCTCAGCAGATTGTGCAGCCTGCTTCTCGATATTACTGAACGCCTTCGCGAAAGCAGACGCAAACGACTTGGCGAAATCTTCAGCTTTAAATCCCTTGCCTGCGTTGGCTAGGATCTTATTCAGATCTTCGAGTTGTTTTTTAGCCCCACTCAGATCAATAACTATCTCAATTCCCAGTTTTTCATTCTGCGACATAAATGCTCTCCATACGGAAATAGCGGGTTAAACTTGAGGCTTAACCCAGTTCAACCCGCTATTCCGATTGCTTTATTTTCCGTACAGACGCTCGAACTCAGCATCACCCAAAATCTCACGCCAATCCTGCTCTTGTTCCGGCGTCATCTCATCCAGCCCATCTCCTTCGTCCAGCCCGTATTCCCCCTCCCCTTTTTTCTTGCCTCCCAAAGCTGCGCTTGCGAGGTCAATCAGGAACTCGTAATCGAGCTTTCTTTTGGAAGCCCAATCCTTCGTCTTGACTTGGTAAAGTCGTTTGATTTCGTCCCAGGAGTAATTCCACTTGTAGTAGATGACTGAGAGGGGGTTGAATTCTGAGAGGAGATGAAGCAGGTCGTTGATGGTGAGAGGATCGTCTTCTTCCTCGGGAGCCTTTTTTCTTACTCGTTTTCCGCTGCGGTCATCCCCGCTCCCTGCATCGAGGATACCGCGTTGATAAAAGTTTCGATGATGTGGACCGCCATCGTGAAGAGAGCAGGAACTTCGGTCATCGAGAGATTCTTGACGTTGCCTTGGGCCTTCACTTTGCCCTGCTCATCAAACTCGGTCAGCATGATGTCACCGATGGTCCCAAAGTTGGATATGAGCGTCATCAGGTCGGTTTTTACGATCCCGGTGGCCGGGTCGATGATCCCATTCTTGCCGAGGAACTCCGAGAGGAGCATCTCGATTTTGCCGTAGGGAACGTCGAGGGTGACCCACTCGCCTTCGGCGTTGAGTCGTTGGTATTTTCTGTCCGAGAGTTGTTTCCAGGTTTCTTTAGGTTCTACTTTAGCCTTAGCCATTTCTCCTCCAAGAGAATGTCGCGTGAAACAAGAGGGCGAGGCTGAGATCAACCTCGCCCTCTGATTTTAAATTCACATCTGAATTAGTTTAAGTAAATCAATAACTTAGTGCTTGTAATACAACTCGCTATAAAGCGGGATGTTCCTCAACCACGCTTGGAACGTTTCGTACTCTTTCGGAGAAGCGGGGTCCCCAGAAGAGGGCAGATCAGCGAAATCCCCATTCTTGGAAACCTCCGTCTGATTGATCGCTTCCATCTCCCAAGGGAATGTCGAATAATCATTCTTGGGGTTGTAGGTTGGTCCTTTGGTAATGCCCGCGTTAGGAATCCAAAAGGAGACCTGAACGTTACCGCGACTGCGCATAACAACCTCAACAGGGCACGCGGACAGTTTGGCCTTATTGATAATTTGAGAAACCATGTCCTTGATAATCTGAATCCGCTCGTTTATGAATTCCTGAGCATCAAACGTGATTTGCCCACTGGTCTTGGTCACGATCCTGTCCATTACTACAGCAGGGAAGCCTGACTCAAGCTGGGCAATGGCTTCTATATTCGGGGTGAAAGCTGCATCAGTCAGACCACCTACGGACTCGTTAGCACCCCTGAACATCGAGAAGGGGGTAACAATGCATGTCTGGGTTCTGTCTATCGCAACCCCAGACCAAACCGGAACCACCCAAGTGTCACCTACCTGTGTGGTGGGGGATGCCCCGAAGTTCAGAGCAAAACTCAGGCCAGACGTGGTAGCAGATACCTCATCATTCAAGTCGATCTCAGTAGCTGCTACGGCACCAGCTACGAGAGTAAGCTGAGTCCGGAATCCGTTCGGGGCGAATACTTCGACCTTCCCAGTAGCAGCCAGAACCTCCCCGAGTGTGTCGTTGTAAGCACCAGCACGGACAATGAAGCAGCCATCGTATCTACCGGTGTATGTGCCTATCACGGTTACAGGCTGACCCGCCCAAGTGTTAACCACGTCAGATGGAAGCCCCGAGATGGGCGCAACCACAGGAGTAACTCCGTCAGATTCATCAATGATGATTTCGGATTTAGAAGCTGCTGCCGGAGTACCCACCGCAGCAGTTCCGACTCGGCGATAAGACGACTTACCTAGTCGGACCTGCGCAACTCCCGCCAAAACGCCATCTACATTTTTAACAATCGGCTGATAATCTTTTCCTAATACGGCCATTTGTGCATCTCCTTAGTTGTTTTCAGCGGCGTAAGTTACGCCGACTGTTAAGCTGCGAAAAGCCCCGCCGCTGAAGTGGGGCATTACAGGGCTGAGGCTAGTTTCTTGAACCTCCATCCCACCTATTTCTTGTCCGTCATCGTAGTCGTAGACCACAATGGTCGTCCCTTTGTTGACCACCTGCATGACCTGATCGACCAACCTGATCAGCACCTCTTTCGACTGCTTGCCGTTGTTTTGGGTCGCCATGTGGAGGAACCATAATTGCTTCGGCTGGTAGCCGGTTACGTTGGTCAGGGTTTCGATGACGACCCACTTTTCTAAATCTGCGTATTCCTCCAAGGTAATGTCCTCGAACACTCGGATGCCAAATGGCACTTCGAGTTGCTCGTAGAGGTACCGGAAGAAGGACGCTTCTACGTCGGTCAGTGTCATTTAGCCCCTCCCCAGTTGACGCCCTCTAAAACTGCGGTCATAACCGCTTTCTCGATTTCGTTTCTTTTGGTTTTGAAAAGTTCGTTGGCGATTGTGAAGAGGGCTCGGGCCGGAACTCGTTTGTTCTTCTCGTTCACTCCTCCGAACTCAGTTAGGATCGCGTGCTTGTACGCCTCTGCATCCCGCGCCCTATCAATCCCAGCGAACACCGTAGCGGTCCTGTTGGTGCTGTAGGAGCCAACTAGAGTTGCACCTGAGACTGCATCGAAGGTGGTACCAGTCTGGTACCAAAAGGTGACCCTGCCTCCGCGCTTTATCTTGCTGTTGACTGCTTGTGGTGAGAGGGGTTCCCAGCCTCCCACAGGAGAAGCGGACAAATCCATGAAGGAGATAACCGGGTAAGCGTGCCCGCCTCCCTCCATGTCCGTCGAAGCTGCTACAGTCCCTATGGCCTTGACCACCCCATGTCTGTACGCCCTTGCGTAGTGCTCGATCACGAAGTAGAGCTTCTTGATGTCCATCACGTTGGATTCGAGTTTCTTGATTTTTTGGGTGATCCGGTCCATATCGGATTGTTTGAATTTGATCGAAGTAATCATTAGCGCACGTCCACGTCTACGTGCAGGACCCAAAGCCCAACCAGGTCGTCCCGGTTGATGCTGTTGACTTTGTACACGCTGCCTGAACTACAAATCAGGCGGTCATTTATCTGGGCCTCAACCTTGCTCTGGATCACGACCTTGATCTTCTCCTGAGCCAGATTCTGGTCCTTCTGTTCGTTGACGTTCATGTTCATCGAGGAGGTCATGATCGGGATGTCGTAGGCGACGATGGTGCCTTCAGCTTCTGTAGCCCTGCCGAAGGAGTTCCTGGTTGAGGAAGAAAATCTCTCGATGTTGCAGGTGACGTTCACAAAATAAACCGTGCCGTCAATGTAGGCGCAGACCCCACCATCCACTTCCTTCTTCAGCGACATGACCAAGTACTTTTTATCGTCTGCTCGGTCCTGAATCAGTTCCCCATCCCCGACAGGAGCATCTGGCATGAACCAGGCTTTGTGAGTCTTGATTCGGGCGACAGGGGAGGTGGCTTGGGTGTTGATCTCGACGTAGCCGTAGAAGCTCTCGTTGCGATCCAGATTTATGATCCGGGGCTCACCATCAATCGTCCCTGTCCGAGTTCTCAGGATTCTGGCGGATAACCTTGCTGCAAATTTGCTCATCCAAGATCCTCCTTTTTAAAGCACCAGAATTTTACGATAGCGGTCCAGAACCCTTTTAACCAGCATGGGAAGATCATCGCTTTCGAACTTTTCTTCGAGGTTGTTGAACTTCTGGGCCGATACGCCCAAAGTCTCTTTGTCGATCTTGGTATACTCAATGGCGACCAAGTAAGATGCCGCATACTTGAGGTCGTCCGGCATCTCTTCTTCAGCGAACCCCGCATTGAACGTAATCGAGACATTTCGCCTCCCCGAGGTAAATAAGGTGCTTCCGTCTTTGAAGAGCAGGATTCCTTCGTCCTCCGCTGCCGTGACATCGGAAGTCACATCCTCGAACGTGGTGTAGGTCAAATCTTCGTAGATCAGAACTTCTTCAACCGAGTTAATTGGGTAAACGCCCAGGTCCAATTCGGTGTCGCTATTGCCGTTGAACTTCTTCGCTGTGTAATCCTTAGCCAGCATCGCCCAGCCACAGTAGTTGCTGATCACCCCATCGATGAACAGAATCAACGCCGAGATGGTGCTGGTCTGTCCCGTGGTGAGTACATCCTGGTTCAGGAAGGTCTTCACATTTTCTACCGTGGTAAAGCTCATGGATTATTTCCTTTTGCCTTTGGGCTGCTTGGCTTCCGGAGTCTCAATCTCAAGGGCATCTTCTTTGGTCTCGGGCTCGAAATCCTTTTCCTTCTCGAAAGAGTCTTTGCTGGTCATGGGATCAGATTTGAAGATGCTCGCAGGATCTTCATACTGAGCCAGGATCTCCTGCATGTACTTTTCAGCCGCTGCAGCGAGCCTTGCGGTCTTCTCCTTGGTGTAAGCCTCAACGTCCTCGATCACTTCGAGCTTCTCGGGGAAGTCAGCCAGCATCTGCGCTTTGTGCTCCTCAGAGATGTCCAAGCCAATGGTGTCACCTCCAGGCCAAATCTCGAAAGACGGCTCCCTGTAGGTTTGTTTAGCTGCGAGTTCCATAAATCTCCTATATCCCTATGAGAAAGGGCGGGGGAGCTAAGGCCCCCGCCCTATTCACATCTGAATAGATTTTAGTAGTTGATGCCTACCGCGCAGGTCGGGGAGGTAGCGGACAGGACTTTCTGGAAGTCGAGGCGCTGCGAACCGATCAGGCTCAGGGTCTGGTTGTACGGGTTGCGGAAGGTCTCCAGGCTGAACTCTTTGCGATCACCCCACATGTAGGCGTTTTTGTTGACCAGCACGCAGGTGGTCTTGGTGTTGTTGCCTGCGGTGGTGTAGTCGTGCTGACCGGAAGCGTTCAGGCCCCCGAGTGCATCCGACAGGTCAGCGGTGGAAGCTGCGTTAGCCAGCGGGACCAGTTCGGAGACAATGATCGGGATGTTGTCGAAGCGGCCCATTTCACCTTTCAGGAGGGTAGCACCCGCGCCGTAGGAGTAGAGCATCTGGAATGCCCCGCTGTTCCAGGCGGTCGCCAGCATCTTGTTGTAGTCAGCCATGCTCACTATGATTGCGAGGTCAGACGGGGTTTTGCCATACTTGCCCATCGCGGTACGGAGGGAACGCAGGTTATCCGCTGTGAACCCGCCAGAGGCGAACGAAACAGCGGCGTTACCTGCGGCTGCGTTGGTGGCGTCGGCACGGATACCTGCGACCAGCTTACGGCAGTCAGTGGCGCCGTAAGCACCGTTGGCAAGCAGATCGCCGTTGATATCGCCGTTCAGGGACATGGTTTCCTGCGCGAGCGCGAAGCCGTCGATGAGCTGCTTGCGGATGAACGGAAGCACGGCGACGATGGAGTCCTGCTCGAACTCGTCGGTGAACTCAATGTTGCTCATGATCTTCTGTGCGTCGAAGGTGATCTTTGCGGTTTTCGCTTTGACCTTGGTGGGCTCACCAGACTCCGCAACACCCTGGGCGATGGTACGGCCCGGCGAGAACGGCAGCACGTAGTTCGGAGAAGGCATATTCATGCGCCCGAACAAGTCGGCAATTTCCAGCTTCAGGAAGATCTCTTCCTGCAGGGTGCTGGAGAAGGCGGTGGGAATAAACTCAGCGCCGTTGGTAGCAGCCCCGGTGGTCATGGGATCTGCGGTGAAGCCAGCAGCTTTAAGCGCATCACGATACTCCGGGGTGGCGACAAGCCTACCGTAGGCATCGGTGAGGTGGCCCGACTTGGTACGCATAAGGGTGGACGCGATCAGAAGCTCATCCATCTTGCGCTCTACCGCTACGTCCTTCTCCTTGACTACGTGCTGGTCAACAGCGAACTGGTGACGCTTCTCGGACACCTGAGCCTGGAGAGCGGTCAGCTTATCGCTAAGCTCTTTGACTTCTGCGGCCTGGCCTGCGTTGACTTTATCAGCCAGAGATTTGGTGATGTTGGCGACTTCGCCCTGGAGCTGCTCAAGAATTTCTTTACTCATGTGTTTGAATCTCCTGTGTGGTTTTGTGCTCTTAGTCGAGCGCCTTTTTGATTTCTGCGAGCTGCTCAAGCAGTCCTTTGATGGTAGTCACGTCTTCCTCGCTGAGTTCATCTTCAGCAGGTGCCTCTTTTTCCTCGGTCTCTTCAGCGGGAGCTTCTTTTTCCTCTTCAGTAGCTTCCGCAGGTTCCTCCACAGGAACCTCTTTGAGTTGGTCCTGAAGCTTGGCTATTTCTTCCTGAAGGGCCTTCATTGCATCGGTGAATTCGGCGGTTGCTCTGGAGACAATCTCACCGATGTATGCTTTGGCATCGACCTCGATTTCCTCCTCAAGCTTTGCGCCCATCCCGAGGGCCTCCAGGCGTTTGACCTCTGCCTCGGGCAGGGTGTCTCTGAGTGTAGAAACGAATTTCATTGCTACTCCTTTTTGTTCTTGAATTTCATTTTCAATGGTGGGACAAATTTTTCCTGTTAGTTCACCTGCGTAAAAACCTCCATCGTCGGGGAGGGATTTGATGATTTGGAAGGATGCGTCGGAGCAACAGGGGATTCCAACGGCGGATACCTCCAAAAGGAGGCACTTAGTGATGAAGTAAACCTGGCGATCCCCAACCTTCTTGAATTCACCCGCCATCGTGCGAAAGCCAACAGAGAAGTAGGAGATCAACCCAGACTTGATCCGGTAGAAGTCTTCGTCCTCCATCGCGCCCTTATGGATTTCGGCTTCGATGTAAAGACCGTCCTTCTTCTTGACTACGGAGATACCTCGACCAATAGTGCAGTGCCTATCGTGCTGCCAGAGGATCTGAGGGTTTTTCTTCCAGACAGACACGTCTATCCCTGAGGGGACGATCACGTCGCCGGAGAGGTCTACCATCGGGGCACCTTCTTCTACAGCCCCTGCAAAGTTTGCGTAGCCAGCAATTTTGATTACTTCGGAATCTCCAGTGTCTACGGAATTGGGATCGTGAGGAGGGGATGTCGATGCTTTGACCTCAAATTTGGTCAAGAGGTTGAACGTTTTATTTTCCATAATTCTCCTTATGCTTCATTATGGGTATTGGGTCGATTTCATACGATAATTCTCAACAATGTTAAATTTTTATTCACACGTGAATACTTTAAGCCGTAGGTTTAGCCTTTGGCTTCTCTCCGTTCACCGGTTTCGTCCCTCCAGGTTTTGCTCCAGGCTTCTTGTCGTTGGAGCCTGCGCCTTGATTTCCTACGTCTCCAACCGGCATCAGGGCGTTCCCGAATTGGCTGTTGTTGACCATGAGGACATCTGCGGTGGGGTCTTTGCTTAACGGGAGTCCGATGACTGCACGAGCTTCGTTGGCGGTCATGATGGAGCTACCAACCAGAGTCTGAAGGTATTTGCTTAATGATTCCCTGTCATCCTGCAAAGCTACGACATCTTTCAAATTAAATTCAAAGACGAACGTGCCCTGTCCGAACATCTCAATCTGGAGCCCGCGATTCAGGCCGCTTTCGATCCTTCTCAATCTAGGTATAATGCACTGGCGCCAGAAGGCGACCACAGCGTCCTTGCCTTCTTTGGCGCCGGTACCTTCCTGGCTACCTAGAATGGACTCAGGCACTTTAAAGATTGCCAGAATATCTTCTCGGGACATCTTCTTGAGCCCAGGGAAATCTAAATCCTTGATGGGGGAGGTGATCGGCTTGTACTTCAACCCGCCCTGAAGAATCCCTACCTTATGCGCATTCGATACTCCTTGGTGAATCCCGCTCCATTCTTTCCTGAGCTTCTTCAGGAGAGTCTCACCGAGAACCTGCTCGGTCTCAAGGACCCCGACTGGAATCGCGCCATTGATAAAGTACTGATTGGCAAACGCGATGCGGTTTTTCTCAAAAGTGATCACGTCTACTGCGGTCGCCAGAGGAGGCATCCCGTAGTACGGATCGTCCACGTCGTTGTACTTGATGTGGATTACAGACTCAGGCGGGAAATCCATCGACTGCCCGTTGATGTAGTAGCGGTAGCCTTTGACCTTGATGGTAGGGTCGGGGAGGATCGCGACATACTTCGGATTGAGGATGTAAAGCTCGACCCCGTTTGGCCCAGGCTCCTTCAGGATGTAGACGTTCCCGCAAGTATCCAAGCCCTGCTCAAGTTCTTCGAGGAACTCGAACGATCCTTGATAGGGATTGGGGTTCGAGAATACCTTGTAGAAGGGGTGGTCCATCGCCTCGGTTCGTTGACCCCCTTTAAGCTGGTAGACCTTGACGTTCAACCCGGCGATAGCATCGGAGATCGCAGAGATGACGGAGTAGACAACAGGGTACGACCTGACTGCCGTAATCGGGTTGTCGAAGATGGAAGGCGGAAGTCCTGAAGCGTACTTCGTTTGGCCGATGCCGGTGTACGTGATTTTATCTGCGGGGTTTTCCTTGCCTGAATAATCAATCGGCGGGCGAGGAGGGGTTGAATATACAGCTAGGCTAGGCTGCGATGCAGCTTTCTCTTTGAAGAACCATCCCATTTGGTGTCCTTTTGGGTTTAAACGGCGTCACTCATCCGGAACCAGCCCTGGGAGTACAGCATCTCGTCGAATTCATCTTCAGAGGCGTCCCGTTGAGTCCCGGTCTCGGTTGTAATGATCGTTGCATCAACCCTAGTATTTTTGATGAATGAAAAGAGGCCATAACGAAAGGCGTCGAAGAGGTCCCAGTCAGTTTTGTTGCCACCTCCAACAGGACCTTCCTTGTCCGGGATGAAAGGCTTGATTCCCTGAGCCGACTGCTCTTTGGTCTGCTCATCTTCTTTGCCAGTCTTCCAGATGACCGAGGAAAGCTGCCGGATTAGTTCGGGGCACTCAGTGCTTACTAAGAGCCTTGGTTTCCCTGTGATCTCGCTGGTCTGGAAGAAAAGCGTGTTGAGATTATTGATGGTTTCCCTTAATACTTTCGCAGCCTTGTTGAAGTAGAGGTCATACTCCGTGAAGTCCGCCAACTGTTGACTGGCGGCTGGGTCGGCAAACCGGATGTCAACCTGGAGATCATTCTCGGCCTCGAACTCGTTGATGTAGCGTGCGTGCTCGGAAGTCAAGGTCTTATTCTTGGCATACTCAGCGAAGGCGAAGTAGGTGTCCAGTTCCTCTACGTACATGACCCAGACCGACGCAAAATAGTGCGAGTATCCTGAGTCGATCATGTTGATGATGACGTTCCCGGAATGGAGCCACTCGTAGAGGAATGGGTACTCCTCTGGTTTATACGTGTTCCTCTCTTTGGTGAACTCGCGGCAAACCAACCCGGCATTGGAGGTGAAGAGACCAAGGACCTCTTGTTCGTAAAGGTCCCTGGGAAGCTCCTTTTCCATCTGCGCGAGTTCTTCCTTTGGAATTGTTGGGTTGGTATGTGTAGGGAGATTGATCGACCAGTGTTTGGGGAAGTCCGGGTTAGCGCCCTTGAGGTAGGCAGATTCAAACCAACCTGCCCTCGGAGATGAAATCAGCACCGACCTACTGAACGGCGCGTAATCAAACAACATGGGCTTGAGGACCTGGGAGTGCATTTTCTCTGAAAAGAGGACAGCTTCATCAATGATCAACAAACTTACGGCCTTACCAAGTCGGGTCTGGACGTTGTCGTTTGATGCGACCCTAAGTTCCGACCCATTCTTCAGGATCAACTCCATCGCCTGCTGTCTATCAGCTACAATCTCGTCCTGGCCCAACAGCGCCACCAAGAGCTTACGCACGTAGTCATAAATGACCTCGCAGTTGGAAAGGGCGTAGGAAACAATCAAGACGCGGGCATTAGGCACCAACATCTCCTGCGCCCCGAAGAGACTGGCAACCACGCTCTTGCCCCATCTCCGGCCCGCCGCAACCACAAGGGTTCTATAGGCGTACTCAAAATCCAGAGTTATGCCATTTTCTGCTGCCATCTGAAGGACCGCCTCCGAAGGAGGGACCCGCTCTTCGTAGGCGTCTATAACTTGCCACTGGCCCTCATGCGGGAACAACTCTATGCCCGAATTTGCCAATATCTCGACAAATGCAGGGACGCTGAGGCGTCCCTTAAACTTCATGTATTCGACTACTTCAGGCTTCTTTCTGGTGAGCTTTCTACCTTTTGTTCTGGCATCCATTACGCAGCCTCCTGATTGTCAAACACCGGGAGGCCTACAATCCTGCGGTACTCCAAATATTCCTCGTGGCTCTTCTTGCCCTTACTCACGTTACAAAAAGGGCAGAGCAACTGGCGATTGGAGGGCCAATGGGTACATCCCTCAACTACAACAGGGATGATGTGGTCCACATGAAAATCGCCAAGTTTTTCCTGACAATAGGTACAGCGTCCTCCCTGCTTAGCATACAAAGCATCAACGTCTTTGTCGGTGCAGACACCTGGGATCTCAGCCTTCCTCTGCCTGCGCTTCTTTTCGTGCTTATACTTACGTACTCCATTCTCTATCCGCCAGTTTTTATCATTCTCTTTTTTTCTTTCTGCATTAGCATCCCTCCACTTCTTATCCGCTTGCTTCTTCTGCTCTGGGTGGGCTGCATGGTACTCTTTAGATTTACGTCTAATCTCGTCACCGTTTTCTGCGTAGTACTCGCTCCTATCCTCTTTGATCTTCTCTTGATTATCTGCTCTCCACCCTTTTGAGTAGGTCCTGTTGTAATCACTCTGGCACGGCTTGCACCAATTCTGGTTCTTAACGAAATCTACTTCTGTTGACATACAACCACACGTTCTGCATTTTCTTATTTTCTCAATCATCAATTAAACCCCATCTTCGATAAAAAAATCGTCACTAGGGCGCCCAACACAGTAGTCAGAATCAAGGTGATGAGCCAATTCAGCTTCGACTCCACCTTGCCTATGTCCTCCTTCAAGCTCGTCTTCATCAAAGCCAGAGTTCCTTCTTCCGGCTGTGAGCACCTTGATTCGTGCTCCTCCAATTTCTCTACTCGATCTACGAGTTGCTCAATTTTGTAATTAAGGATTTCTTCGCTCATAGATAAGGCCTCCAATCAGGAAAATAGCTGCGGTTACGGAGAGAACGCTACCTGCGATGATCGGAGGCTTGCGGGTCAAGTAGTCAAAGCTGAGGACGACGAAGGCGAGGACTGCGGCTGATTCACTGAGTAGGGTACCTAGCGGCCAGTTCACGTATTTGCTTCTAAAAGCCAAACTGCAGGCGCCCAGCGACGAAAACACGCCGAGCCAGAAGGATATATCCAGCACCATGTTGAAGGGACCCAAGCAGAAATCATTCGTAGCCGCCAGATCAACTGAGGCGAAACTGAGGAGTGAAAACTGAAAAAGCACCGCTGCCATGTACAGCCTGAAAATAACTCCAGGCCTGTTGCCGAATATCTTGGCTAAAAAAGCATTCATTTAAGGACCCCATAAAAGATATTGAATTTTGTTCTCAATACCTTATTGGGGTGGTAGGCTATCTAAATTCTCATTTAGACAGTTTATTTAGGAAGCTCCAAGGTCCTGGGTTGGTGGGTCAGTTCAACCATCTTCTCCAGGATCTGAACGTACTTCGACTCCTTCTTCTCCTCATCCTCGACCGTCTCTTTCCGGATCGCGTTGATGATGTCTACCGTGTCGGCTTTAGATAGGCGGGCGTAGTCGTCAGTTTTTTCCGCTTCGTCAATTCTGGCGTTCAGGATTTTGGTCAGGATCTGCAGGCGGGTGGCCTTCATGAGATTTGCTGATTCGAGGACTAACTGGTTTACGTAGTCACGGAACTCCTGGCTTTCCTGCCACTTCTTGATGGCTCCGAGCGGAACCTTTGTTTCTCGACTGATCTGAGCTTTAGATAGCCCAGACAAAGCCAGTAGTTGAGCAACTTTATGCTTCTCGATACTCCACAAGACATTTGGTACTGCTGAGGTTGAAAGCGGTGTTTCAAAATCCGCTAATTCGAAAGCGTCGGTGTCCTTTGGTACGATTGATTTGGTGCCAAGTATTTTATCTTCTTCCATTATTCCTCCAGGTAGTAGGTCTTGTACTGGTCGATAATTCCGCTCAACCTGCGGTACACAGTTTTGGTATTTCGGTTTACCTCAGCAGCTATTTCCTTGACCGAGTAGTTCTCCAGAAACAGTTCAAAAATTTCAGCATCTACTTCGGTTAGCCTCGCGATAAAAGTCTGCAGATCCAATTGAGCATCCAAGTCCTCGTAAGGATGGGCAATTCCATAGCCAGTGACTGCCACCCAGTTTCTCAGCCGGTCAATGTGCTCAGGCTCAACCTTTTTGAATTTCAATTTCTTTAACTCCTCATTGATGTAGGTGCCCTCCCCCTCCATGCGCCACAGGTTGCTGTTGTCCTTCCTTACTTGCTCCGGTTTGATCTCAATCCAATCTCCCATTCGTTCTCCCATTCACATCTGAATTGTTGAGGGTACACTCCCTCATTAAAAATTGTATCACACTTTCGTCATTTGTCAAGTGAATTTTTATTCAGATATGAATTATTTTCTTGACACCGAGCCCGACCTGACGTAACATCCTCGTCAAAAGGTGAAAAGGGGCTTTAGCGGGGCCTTTCGTTTTACCCAATCAATTCATATCCGAATAGGAGATTTTCTAAAATGCCTCTGTACGAGTACAAATGCAGCAAATGTGAAAAATCAAGGGAGGTCCGGGAGGCCTTCAACTCACCGGGAATTCAGCTTTGTGAATGTGGTCATCCGATGCACCGAACCGTAGCTTCGCCTTCATTTGTCTTGAAGGGCTCTGGGTGGGCTAAGGATTTGTACGGAGGTGGGAGATGATCGCCAGATGCAAATCCACATGTTGTCCCTACGACCCTTTCAAGGAGAATCAGACCTGCTGCTACTTCTGTAGGTCGCAATCTGAGTGCGTTGCAGAGACTCCCGACGTTACCTGTATTAGGAATCCGAAAAGATGCTTCCAACTTGTTACTTACGAAGGTCAGGAGTAGGATCAACTCAGGAGACCGAAAATGACCTGCGCCTGGTGTCACTCAGAATTCAGCCACAAGGGGATCTACTCCAAGAAGTACGGCCTGCACTTTTGCTGCCGGTCGCACTTCGCCTCGTGGAAGTTTTTCAGGGAGAATTATTCGACCCCGATATTCAAGTGGCCTTGGAAGTAGGTAGAATCATTTCGAAATCCAGTTCAATAATTGCAAGACTATTGCAGGAGGGCGTTTCCCAGTGCAGACCCAAGCCATTTCCACGGACCCAGCATCGTTACTCAGGCTTCTCCAGGCCCAAGCCGAGGTCCATGCCGCGACATTAAAAATTCTCCAAGCGGCCATCGAAGCGCTTAGCCCAAATCGACCAGAGCCTCTCCTGATCGGCCTCAAACAAGCCTCAATCAAAATCAACAAGTCCGACAGATGGCTGAAGGGAAAGCTGGAACTTGGCGAACTTACAGGCTGGAAGACTGGGCCTAAAGGTAGGTGGCAGATCGACCCCTCAATCCTCCTCGACGAAATCAAGGCGCTCCACCAAGTTTCCAAACAAGATCCTCAGCCCAAAAAAAGACGAAAAAGAATGTTGACTTGAATTTCAAAATGCCCTATCTTGCGGTCCACCTGACGCGAGACAGGGCATTTTCTTTAGCAGCATTCCGGATTCAAAAATTGACAGACTATTGCTAAGGAAAATAAAATCTCGTAAGTAGTTGAAATTGGGGTGTCGCCAAGCGGTAAGGCAACGGACTCTGACTCACAAGTGAATTATTTGCATGCACCTATTTGTACAATAGAATCAGCTAGTTATAACTAGGCTCTCCTTAACCAAGAGGGCCTTTGCTATATCAACTAAAAAGCCTCAAATCTCACAACTACCTAATCCATAAAGACTTCCTTAAATCACATCCAGCATTTAAAATCACGTCTGAATTTATAACTACCTAATACATAAAATAAAATTACCAAATCCCACCACTTAGCCCTAATCGGGAAGAGTCAGGAAATTTCAATTATTGCTCAAATATTGCAGCGAAGGGCTTGACTTCCATTCACGTCTGAATTATATTCTGACCAAGGAGGAAAGCTCATGCGAGAAAAGGGTTCGATTTTCAAGGTGGTCCGATGCTACGAGTGTGGGGCCAGGAAGCGCTTCACCGATCCTCCCAAGAAGATGCCTCCGTGCAAAAAGTGTGGAAGCACCACAAACGAGGCTGATAAATTCTGGAGCATCTCCTACTCCTTCGATGGGAAGCAGATCGCGGAGCAGATCAGCATCCACAAGAAACAAGCCGAGGATCGGCTTAACCAGGTCCTGGGTCAGATCGTGGACGACCGCTTCAAGCTGAACCAGAAGCGGGAAAAATTGACCTGGGATCGAGCCGCAGAGCTTTACAAAACCCACCTCGAAGGGCTCTCCAACGCCGACACACGAGCCTTCTACCTCCAACGCCTAGACCGAAACCTGACTCCCTTCTTCCGAGAGTTCTCCTGGAAGACCGACAAGCCCTTGCCACGCCAGTTATCAGACCGGCTCCCAGTTTTCATTCAGGATCTACTCCCGCAGCACCTCCAAGCATACATGGTCTACTGCCGGGATGATCTAGGTCACTCGAACTCGACTGTGAACCGGGCCAGGACCACCCTCATCAACATGATCAACTGCTTCGTGAAATCCAAGATCGTAGCTCCAGACAACACGCGGTACCTCGAATACAATCAGCTTCAGGTGGTACCTGCTTGGCCCGAGAACGATTCCAGGGAGGATAAATTTTACACGGTGGGTGAATTGAATAGGCTTCTGGAAGCAGCGGAGCTGGTAGACAAGAGGGCTCCACTCATTATAGGGATGGGCGCGTTCGGTGGGCTCAGGAGGAAAACCATATGCTCATTAAAAAAGGAATACCTGAACCTCCAGGAAAATCTCGTATCCATCCCAGCAAGCAAAAGGAAGCAGGGCGACTACACACATTATCTGGACATGATCCCAAAGCTCAGGAGCCTGCTGGATTCCTACCTAGAGGGGCTAACCAAGAAGGAGCAGGAAAGCCCTTGGCTCTTCTGCGGTGAGACTCCGGAAGTGCCCATCTCCAGATCCTACTGGGACAACATTTTCCAGAAGGTCAAAAAGGAAGCAGGGCTCGAAGACAAGCGCTTCCACGACACCAAGCACTCAGCCGGGACCTTCTACTACCAAGCTACGCAGGACATCAGGAAGACCGCAGATTTCCTCGATCACAGCGACATCAACATGTCGAGGAAATATGCGTTCGTCGATAGGGAGCAAAAGAGGAAGGACGCAGATAAATTTGGGGAGCAATTTGAATAAACGAAAAGCCCTTGGGAAGACCCAAGGGCTTTGATTTAAAACGCACCAACTCCAACCTCAGCCGCTACCTCCACGACCTCAGCAGTCCAATCCTTCCTCGGCTCGAACTTTTTGCCTAGTAAATAGGTGCTACCTCTGGTCTGGATCACCTTCCCCTCCTTCCGGTCCTTCGCGGGTGATGCCACCGAGGAAGTGTGGATCTCGGTTCCATCACGAAAACGCTTCAGCTTGTCGTCGAAGACGGCCCCGTAGATGACTCCACCCACGTAAGCCCAATCCTCCAGCCTTCCAGTAGGCACCGAATCCCACGCAGCGATTTCTTCTTCGCTAAGCTGAAGGAAATCCTTCGGCTCACCTACACCTCTCTGATAATCATCTCCACCATCCAGGCTGATCGCGCCACACTTGCAGGTAATAAAATGGTGGCGGTACGTGGACTCGATGATGTCGCAGCAGATGGCACATTTTGCGATGTTACGCGAGTTCATTGAAGCCCTCCAGACACAGGGCAACACATTCAGGCACTTCTTTGATTACCAAGGACACACTGAACACACCCAGCCTGCCAGAATCAGCAAGGTCCGCTCCATTCTTGGTACTATGGAAACAGGGGTCGCCTACCTCATACAAATTCACCCAACCCTCAAACGTTCTCTCGACCAACCTCACAGGCTTCTCAGGCGCCTTGATTACGATCTCGTCCCAGAAGAGGGTTGGGTTGAGTGGCTGCGGGATCACGTAGCCCTCCCAAGTGTACTCCTCAAAAATAGCCTCGCCTTCGTCACGAAGGTCCATTTCTACATGAAGAGGGAAGAACCCAAGAGGACTTACGTGCCTCACTGTGCCCCACCCAAATCTGATATCCCAAACTCGATCTCCTACTTTCACATCTCTAAACATTTTCTGCTCCTTTTGTCTGAATTGTTCTCCGCGTAAAAACGCGGTAGGTTTCTGCTAATTCCTTGGCCTCCCTCAGCAACTCCTCAAGCTCTGACTCGCGTTTGTGAGCCAGCTCCAGTTGGGCCTGTAGGCGGGAGATGGTGAAGTCGCAGTTGCAAAATCTGTCTCCGCTCATCAAACCCTCCCGTTCCATTTTGCAACTGCTTCTTCGACCGAGATATCCTCAGAGGCGGTCGTGTAGTAGATCCAGCGAGCGGGGCATCCATTGTCCAAGCAACCCAAGTTAAAGTACTCGCCGTGGTGGTCTTCCATCACATCCAGTTCTGCAGGAGAGCCGCAGAAGGGGCAGGGAAGCAGGTTAAAATGGGATTGGCTCATCGTACACCTCCTCAAAATTGAAGGGCTTGCTGGGTTCTTCCACAGGCACCTCATCCGGGTACCCGTACCAACCTTCAGGCTCAACGTCCTGAACCGAAACCTTCTCCTCCGGATGCCCTGCGGCGTGAACCAGCGTAAGATCCTGCTCCCTTACAGAGGTTAAATCCCCTTCGTAGTTCAGCCGAGAAACTCGGTAGTTCCACTCACCCTCATCCACCTGCCCAACCACCAAGCACCTCTCGCCATACCAAGTCACCAGGTCGCCAACCTTGAACGGATTCTGGTTGACGTACTCGTAACGAGGCCTGAAAAGGACTGTGATTTTGTCTTCTTTGGTATAGATCACAGAGCCAGTCTCACGACCCACATAGTATTCCGGAACGGTTTCTGTCGGGAGCCTGAACACGACCCCTTCGTGCTGACCCGACCAATCATCTACCCGAACCTTATCCCCAATTTCAGGTTTCATCTAAACCACCTCCCCGTAGTCAGGGCGGGAGATGAAGGTGATTTCCTCGTCATATTCAATCCAGCGCCCTTCTGAGCCAAACACGCCCACAAAGTAGGGTATGCTGTCGTCATCCTGGTCTATCTGGATTAAAACCCCTCTTCCATGTCGCGTGCGCACAAAATCCCCGACCTTTAAAAGTTCCTCGTTCAGGAACTCTTCGTAGGTAGCCATCTCCACCAACTCCAGCACCTCCCCACTCACCCACCCGGACACCTCGTGTCCTTCGCTGAATACCCTGTACGGGCACTCCGTGTCCTCCTCAGCTACCGCTACAACCAGTGCCGGGAGACCATCCCACTTCACCTTGTCACCTTCGTTTAAAGAAAGGCCCTGCTTCGTAAAACTTGACATTTTCTAGCTCCTTATCCCCATTGATCCGCCATAGCGTCAGCCCAACCTTGGTAGGTGCGGGCTCGTTCTTTCCATCTGTCTTTTCCCGGAGTCAGCTTGTTCTGCCCACTGTCCGTCTGATTGCCCCACCTCGGGAGCGCCCCTACCATTCGAGGAAGCACCAAACAAGTCGGCAACAAGTGAGGAAGCTCCTCAAGCCAGAGCCCAGTCGCCTTGCTCGCGTCGTGACCGAACTGCCAAGGCTGGATGATTTGATCCGGCTTCCTGACCCTCGTATTAATGGCCCCCCGTGCAGGGTTCTCGATGCACTTCATACAGATCGGCGCAGCGAGAAGCAGCCTGACGAAATCAAGCGCATCCTCCCTCGCGGCCCTCCTAGCAGCACCAACTAAGGTCTCGGGCTTAACCTTCTGGTGGTAAGGGCCATCGCCGTAGGCCCACTCCGCGCTGCTGGTTATGTACGTGCAGTCTGGGTGGGCGATCAGTAGGTCCCAGCCCTGATCGAGAATGTCCCGAACATCTCCTTGGTAATGTGGACCGAGCTTCTCAGTTGGAAGCAGGTCGCAACTCATTGCGTCGTGTCCTCTTGCGATAAAGGCATCGCGAACAATTCCGCTGTACTCACAGGCAACTAAGACCCGGAGCTTTTCTCCTCTGCTCAAATTATCTCCTTTGAATTCACATCTGAATTTGTTAAAACGCAAGAATCCTGAGTTCCTCTATCTGCTCCTCCAACGCCTCAATCCTCTGGTTCTTCCCGCGCATCACAGATGCACCTGTTGAGGCCTGCAGCCGAGCAACCTGGTCTCTTAGAAGCCGGTTCTCCTCGTGACTCCTCTCGACCTCACTACTCAAGTCCTCGGCGTATTCACCTAGTCGCTCGATCTCACACATGAGGCACTCGGCGTATTCACCGTTGTGGTTCTCGTTTTCGACACAAACGCAGTCAGTCCAACTCATCTCGCCTCCAGCAAAGCCACAAGAGCTTCCATGATAACCATCTGGTTCCCCAGCAGGCGCCCCGCTACATCCACCTCGTTCTTGTATGGGGTGTTCTCGGCTATCTTTTCGATCTGACCCTTGAGCCTCCCCAGCAGGTTGTCGCAGTCCTTTTTAGCCTCGACCGGAATGCATTGGACCCATTCACCTGTGCTACCACAGGTCTCGCAACTGCAACCAATTATATACCTTTCATGCGGTGCGCTGTGTATACAACTCCCGCAACTCTCCTTACCGTGATCACAAATCACTTCCATTTTTAAACCTCCTGTCGAGTTAATTTATCTCGCATTTTCTTGTAGTCCGGTCTCTCGTCTGCATCGCAGCCATTCCGGACGCACCAATCGGTGAACGGGTTCCTGAGTCTTACGAGCCCACATTTGCTGCAAACCAGCCAAGGTATGCTTCGATAGAGCTTGACGAAATTGTGGGGTTCCATTTTTTTTTAGCTCCTATGCTTGTTTCCACTGACAAATTCCGTCAGAGCAGTAGGTGCAGCCTGCGTAATCTTTGCTATCGTGGGTACAGTCTTCACACCCGTGAGAGGCACAGTTTTCGTACTGACAATCCCGCCCCTCAAACCAAGGCTCGTCCTTTATCTTTTCCATTACTTCTTTTTCGATGTGGGTCATCTCAAATCCTCCTCGCCGCTTCCGCAGCCCCACCCTGAGCTTTAGCCCACACGTCTAAAATATTGGCCCAAGTGGGCAGCACCGCGTCCGAACCTACTCTCCTCGCCGATTCCAACACCCCTTCCAACTTCTCGTGATGCTCGTCGCACAGGCAGGCCCACTCTTCGCCATCTTTAGAAAACTGTGGGTTGATTCCTTGAGCAAGGCAATCGACCCAAGTACATTTGGTCACTTTTGGGCCTCCTCGCCTAACATCTTGTGGTACAGCGCGACATTAACAGCGTTGATTGCGAGGCACAAAAGCATCGACAGGGCGAGGCCATATTTGCCGCAGAGCATATCCAGGTAAAAAACTACTCCGCACCAAGCGAACCCGAAATAAGCCGTGCCCAATCCAAATCTTATAAGCCAGATCATTTCTTCTCTGCCTCCTTCACCGGGTCGATGTCCGCGATGTACTGCTCCAGCTTCAACCTCAAAAGCTTAGCAGCGTCCGTAGGAATCTTCGATGCCTCAGAAGCGAACTCGGACTTTGCCAGCTTCGGCAGCAGGTAAATCGCGGCTGCTTCTTTTTGAGTTGGGATTGCTAGGGCGCCTGCGCTGAAGAAGAGGGCGGTCCCGACAAGCACGCCATAAATCTTTTTGAGGATTGCTGTGTCCTCCACCTCGTGGGCTAAAATGGGCAGGAAAGCTAAAGCTATCACCGTGATGACGCCCAACAAAATCCCAGAAAAACAAAACGCACCACTCAGACCATCCAACCTCGTGAACAAATAAACGTGATACCATTCCATTTTTGATCTCCTTTTATTTTATCTGTAGTTGCTGCCTGACTTGCAGGCAGTTGCTATGAGCCAAGTCGCGATGCCTAGCATCCAGTTGGTCTCAAAAACCCACGATGGTGGCGCCCGATGTTATAAATAAAAAATCTGCCAATTGAAACATCACCCACCTCCCTTAATCACGTAGCCCCAAGCTTCCTTGTAGGCTCTAGCAATACCGCCACGCTGCTCCCAAATGCTCTCGCAGACGAACCAGCAAACCGCGAGCGGTGAAGTCAGGATCGCGAGTAATGCTGCTAGACGAAGTTGAACCGGGTGCTTGACCCAGTAGGGCTTAAGGCTCATCGGAGACCTCCACCACCACCGCGTCCTTTAAAAGGTCCACCGTGTTCCTAAAGGCTCGCTGCAGCAGTTCATCTGGAAGCTCCAAGTCATAAACAGCTCCGCTTCGAGCCATCCCCGCCATGACACAATCGACGATGAACTCCAGCACGTCGATCAGGTCAACGTCTTCTGGCACACCTTCTTCAGTTAAAAGATGGTGCCTGGAGCAGATCTTGTGGGAGTCCCACCAGCTATGCTCACTAAAACCCGTCTGGAAGTCGGAGTGGAATTGGTCGAGGCAGGTCAGTTTGTCGAAGTCGTGCCACTTTATGGCCTCGCCTAAGGCTCCCTGAATAAACTCGATGCCCTTCCCTACGTCCTCGATGTGCTGCACTGTGGAAGCGACCAAGATTTCCTTGGTCACCTTCGTCGGATCTCCGCAGGTCCGGGAATCCGCTGTCTTACTTTCTTTGATCGTGATCGTCAAAATGTTCTCCTTAATTTATTGGTGCCAGAACTACGCACCTCGGATGGTTGGCCTTCATTTCCTCCCAGTCGTCCTCCTGCAAACAGCAATCCTCCGCTGTCCAATCCAGCGAATAAACATCTCCGCTCCAGGTGCTGTCCGGAACGTAAATCGCGTCTGGATCAACTACAGACAAAGGGCTGTAGCCATTCCCCTCGGTGTCTTTCTGCATGATTATCTCAGCGTCCTGCGGCAGGTCCTTCAGTTCCTCGATCAACTCTTTAACGGTCAAAATGGTCTCCTTAATTCACATCTGAATTTGTCCTGCTAAAACAAAAGGCCTCTCCCGTTAGCGGCAGGCAGACCTCTTGTTGAACTGCATCGTAATTCACTTCTGAATATTTGTCAAGAGAAAAATTCAGATGTGAATGCACTTCGCTTCGCTGCGTGAATTTTAAAGTGGCTATCGTAAAATAAAATTTACATTTCAGGTAGGTTTTGTAAATTTTGCTTAACGTTACTGGGACCACAAGAGCACGGCTTAGGCGAACCACAGGTTTCCTCATGTTCTCCCGCGAAGCGATCCACCTGAGGAAACCTGTGGTTCGCTAGGTAACAAATTGAAAATCCACAAATTTGTAAACCATTAGTTGACATTTTTGCATTTCCCCAAAGTATATCCTTTCTGAACCCACATCCCCAAAATTTTAGCAATCCCAAAATCCAACCTCCGGTTCAAATCCCACATTACTTTTGCCCTCTTAACGTATCAAATATGAATCATTAAGTCATATTTTTAGGCTTAACGTATCATATATGGAGCATTACCCCAGGTACAATAGGGGAGAGGTGCTCTAGCTGCTGGGTTTGGACCGGGCTAACTCCCGCTGCCTCTTGAACTCCTCAATGTACCGGTAGTAGTCCTCCAGGCGCTCTTCATTCAGACGGCGCGTATCGAAGCCTTCCCTAAATAAGCGCACAGGCGGTCCTACCGGTGCCTTGGTGATGTCGATCTCGTAGTAAATTTTGGTCATTTGTTCCTCCTGTTAAATTTTAAGCAGCCTTTTTCATCCGCAGGTTCTCCTCCAGAAACTTGGGCACCTCTTTGTCTCCGAAGAGGTCCGCCTCAGTGCAGGATGCAGGCTTCTCCTGGTCGTATTGGAGCGCGTGGCAGTACTCGTGGGCAATTGTGTGGAGGAGATCCTGGAGATCTCTGCGTTCCTTGGAAGTCCCAAGGGCCAGTTCCAGAAAGAGCGTGTTGTTGAATTTGTAATCGTGCGCCATGCCCCAATTCCCCCTCCCAATAGAGTTAGTAGACCTGAACTCGATGGTGATCTGCCTTCTGGTGGTGATGGGGAAGGACTGGAGGAGGTGCTGGGTGAACTGGATAGCTTCCTGGGAAGTTGCTGGGTGATTCCGTATGATCGTCTTCATTTTAACTCCTCTTGGGTTGGCGCTGGTATTTTGTTTATCCCGGTGCAGCCACAGGCTCGTCTAGTTGGACCACAGGTACCGGTCAGGATCAGTGCGAAGCAGGCTGGATTGAGGAACCCTGTGGGCTAATTTGAGTAGAACCCCTGGTAACAGTGCGAAGCAGGTAGGGTAGGGTCATGGCTGCGCCTTCCTCTCCTCCCACCTTTGTTTGGCACCCTGGCTTATCTTCGCCCTCGTCTCTTCAGTCTGGGTGAACCCCTTAGCTCTTGGGGCGGGCCGCTGTTTCCTGAGTTCGGACAGGAGCTTTCTAGTTTCCTCGGAGAAAACCTTCTGGCACCCACAACTATGGGTGCGGTCATTCAGTAGGGAGTACTGCTGGATCTCCTTCTGAGTCCCACAAGCACATTGGCATGTCCAATACTTGAGACCTTTGCCCTTCATGATGGGGCCTGCTATCACTGTCCAAGCGTGAAATTTATCTCCAATTTTTACTCGTTCCATTTTATTTCTCCTTTGTTTTGCCTGTATTGAACCTTAACACTTTACTCGCTACGTGTCAAGATAAAAGTATGTACATCTGAATTTTAACTCGTAGCGTGTGTGTGAATGGGTAAGGGAGCCTGGCTCTCATTAAAACTTTCACCCCGCCCCCAGTGACCGAGGGGAGGTCGTAGGGATCGACCGAGGGGAGGTCGTAGGGATCGACCGAGGGGAGGTCGTAGGGATCGACCGAGGGGAGGTCGTAGGGATCGACCGAGGGGAGCTACCTAATATGAATTAACAGCCTAAGTACCTTGTTTTACACAAGAATAATTATTTTAAAATAAATGTGAAAAATAGTGTTGACTTGAAACAAGGTAGCTGTTATAACTGTATCAACATGAACGAACGGCTCACCTGGGAAGCATACACGGTGCCTTGCACCACAACCGGCCATAGGCCAAAGGGGTATATCATGAAAAAGCAAATCGAGTCCATGGGTATCAAAGCTAGAACCGCCATTCTGAAAACCGTTGACGCAGAGAGCAAAGCCTACGCCTCGCAACAGACCCGCATGATGGATACCATCTCCACCATCGAAACGCACTTCGGCGTGCCGGAAAAGGCAACCGGCTACGTTCACACGGTACACAACGCCATGCTGCAGGCTGGCCGCGACGTTCCCGAGAAATACACCGAGGCTATTCAGGACAAAGGCGAGTGTGGGCGCTTCCTCAAGAGGCTGTATGACTTCATCAGGAACAGCGGTGATAACTCCAACTGCACCAAAGAGTTCAACGTTGACAGCTACGTTAAGGCCGTCATGACGAAATGTGCAGGGAATGAGGGGCTTTTCGCAGCTCTGGAAAAAGCCATGAAAGAGGCTAAAAAGGCCGGTGCCTCTGCCTAGCGCCAAAGGCCCTTGCCCTAACCGGCAAGGGTCTTGCTCTGTAGCTTCTAGGTGTAGGATCTAGAAGCTACAGAGCAAGACCCTTGTATCATTTCCCCGCTCATTGAGACTATTGAGGCATGACGTGTACAGCTTGACACCTGTACAGGCATTCTAGCAAAATGCCAAACGGAGAAAGTAGTGTCCCGCTATAGGGCACGAAACCTTAGAACCTGTCACCTATTGCCGACAGGATCAGCACAAGATTTAGCGCGTTCGATCCTTGACTTGTATCAATCCAAATGACTGCAGACAGAGGCCCCAACTATGGGAGTCTGCCTGACGGTACAAGGTAACAGATTGGAAAGGCGGAATATCCCCTTATAGTCGAGAGATAAGAAGCGGGGGAGGTGCTACCATACATCTAAACAGAAGGGCCGTTTAAACGCCAGATACTGACCGTCCTGCTAATAGTTGTGTCGCTGATAAGAAAGGCGAGGCATGAGGCAATCGGTTCACTGGTTAAAGAAAAGCTCATTAAAAATGTGAAGTTCACATTTTTGAGGCAACAAAGCGGGACCGGCCCAAAGCATCGAGCCGGTCCCGCTCTATTTAGAAAATATGAAAATTCACATTTCATCCAGGATGTGTTACATAATGGAACAAATAAAAGTGATATTTCACATTTTCTAAACTCTGCAAACGGATGTTCGCAGTCTTTAGATGGAGCAAAAGAGGTGCCCTGCAGGTCCAGGGCGCGGATCGTAGCTCGACCTTGAGAGGCGCTATGTGAAATTTCACATAGCGCCTAAACGAACTACCTAAAAACCCCCAGGACCGGCGCGTATATCCTTTTTGATCTAGGAAGGGAAACGCGTTGGAACTTGGGGAAACGAGAAAAAGGAGAAATTAAAATGATCGTCTATGAACTCGCGCAGATTGAAGACACCCTTGAGCCCTACTCGGATGATCGCTGGGTTGAAACCTTCCTCTTTTCCTCCAGCGAAAAGGCGCACGCCAAAGGCCAGGAATGGCAGATCAACGCTCCCGAAGGTTTCGAGCGCGAATACTTCGTCACGGAGAAAGAAGTGCTTTAATACCTCGCAGTCCGCCTCAAGCCAACCAGCTTCGCATTAAAATTGAGGAAACCTGCGAAGCTCCCAATTCAACCGCAGGTTTCCTCATGATTAAAGCTTCGCTGGAAAATTGACTGATCCTGCATCCTCCCTAATCCACCGCAGGCATAACTCAATATCCAAGCTCCGCTAGAAACCTGACTAAACCTGCGTATTTAATAAGGTTTTACACCAGCTATGCAAAGTTTGCGTAGTTTACCTGATTCGCCCGTCAAATAAACCATAAAAGTGAGGTTTCACATTCCAATTTAAATACACATGTGAATTAAAATGCTTGACGAAAAGATCCAAACCCGCTATAAACGCCAAGACAAAGGTTTTATAAAGTTCTTTCCCCTCATCCCTATCCGCCCATTTCGGAAATAGCCCGTAATTACAAAGGAGATCCAAATGTCCACCAAAATTGAAATCAAACTTCCCACAAGGACCCAGGGAGTTTTATTCCCTCAGATCGTGTGCAAAGACGGGTTTATGATGAGTGTCCAGGCAAGCGATCGTCACGCTTGTTGTCCTAAGACAATGGACTTCTTCAAGCTCGCTTTGTACTCGGATGTCGAGGTTGGGTTCCCTAACAAACCAGAAGAACTTTTGGCTCCTTATCATACCTACGAAGGTTCTCCCGTTTATTCATACGTCCCTCTGGAAGTTGTCCGGGAGATTATCCGAAAGCACGGAGGGACGATATGATGGCACCTATAGTTTGGCTCGGAGTTGTTTGGGCGACGGCTATCTTACTGAGGTTTTCGTAAAAGTGAAATTTCACATTTATTTGAATCGACCGAGTTCAACCACCATCAACCAAAAGGAGAATAAAATGAATTACTATGTACGCGGTGAAAATGTTGCTACCTCGACCATGAGTGAGGACTTAGGCCCCTTCTCGGATTACATGCAAATAACCTACGGAGAACTGAGGAGCGGACCTGACGGAGACACGATAATAGCCTCCAGGAACAAAGACGGGCTGTGGGAACTCCCAGAGGCCGAGGGTCTTTTCTCGGATCTGGTAATGTGGGCTGAGTAGCTTGATAGTTGGACCGCAGGTTTCCTCATGTTCTCCTGCGAAGCAATCAACCTGAGGAAACCTGCGGTCAGAAGGAGGTTAAAAATGAAACTGCCTTGGCAAGCCTACGTGCAGCAACTGGTCAACAGAGGATTCCCACTGGAAACCATCGTCTACTGCCTGGAGCTGAAGTACCCGAACAACTTCTTCATCGAAAATGGTGCGGTAGGAGGGCTCAAAAATGATCAAAATATTCAACGACCAAGGAATGATCTGGCTCGTCCGGATCGTACAAAAAGGTGATAAATACGGACTCAATTTCTGCCTGGAGCACGACCAAGATGATCCGACGGTCGAATTCTATGACTGCCGTTACGATCATACGGACTTCGGTCAGTTCGTGTCCAGGTACTACCTAAGCACTTTAATGGAAGGCGACCAAGAGAGGGGCCTTTATCTGGATGGTGGAGTTCCGGTCTGGCAGATTAGCAGCGAGGGGATGATTCGGATTAGGGAATGGCTGAAAGGTAAAAAGTGAAACTTCACATTTTACGAAAGGAGCCACAAAATGAAATTCATCAAAATCCCATTTTACAGAATTGTGCCTGCAGGGCAAACCGGGATTGGCTGGGTAGCTGTCGAGAGGTGGAACGAGTTGCTTGGTAGGTATGGCCACGTTTCCGCATTTCGCTCCGAGACCCTGGCAGAAGAGTACATCGAGCATGAAATCGAACGGGAGGCTAGAGGCGAGGAAATAAAGTGCCCCGATTGTGAGCAAAAGTCTAAGCGAGGGGAAATCGAAGACAACGGCGAGCGCTGCCCTTGTTGTGGGGAAGGGATGTATTTAGAGGACCCCACGATGAGAGCCTGCGACTCCTGCGGGAAAAGGGTGGCTGTCGCTGAGATGGTCCATGTGGTGGACGAAAGCTTGAATGAATGGGAAATCTGCGATGCGCGCAATACGGCGCCAGAAAAGGAGGACTAAGCCATGACGATCATCTGCGAAGTCAGAACTAAATCAGGCAAGACAAGAAGGATCAAAACGACCTGGGACTGGTTCATGAACTACGGCCATCCTTACGTGGTGAGGATTTTGGTGGCTTAAGGTATTCAGAAGTGAATCTTGATGGAAAAGTGAATTCTCACATTTTACGGGAAAAGGAGCCACAAAATGAAAAATCAAAAAGTTTACGTAATCGGAACCGGAATTGGTCACTGCCTTGAAGAATTGGCGGATATGGTCCTGGTGCAGTTTAACGATGGATTGGCTTGGGTCGATCTCAGGATGGAGAGAGTGGAGGTGGTTTCGTGAACTACGTCTCCACCACCGTCCTCAAACAGAGAGCCCAATTCGAACAGAAAAGGGAAACTGAAGCCGCCGTAGGGAGGATCTTGGTTTGTTTGGTTGCTGTCTGCGGCTTGGTGATGTGTAGCTGGATGTTTAGGTAGTAAAAAGTGAAATCTCACATTTTTTAGGAGGTAGGAAATGGAACGAACTGAATTCGCCAAGTGGCTCCGGGAGTGCCGCAAATCCATCGACTACGTGAATCCTTCAGACAAGCACTTCTGGCCCAATACCTACATCATCTGGCTCGACACCGGCTGCTATGTCTCGGCAGGATTTTTGATTCACGGGAACTCGGATCTAGGCGCCTGCCACGACGCCATAGCCGACTACTGCAAGGACAAGGGGTACAAAGGCTACTTCGCAGATCCGGATTATATCGAGGAACTCAGGAAGGACGCTCTGGAGCAGGGATTTGAGGAGGATGATTTCGTGAACGAGAAGTATTCCTCCGCAGGGAACGAAGGGGATTACTTCAGCAATATTCTGGCGGTCGATGAGTTGAGTGAACGAAGCAAAAAGTGAAATATCACATTTTACGAGGGAGGACAAGATGAAACGCTATGACATCCATTTTAACGACAATGGTACCATCTCGATTGAAACGATAACCGTACTTGAAGAGGGCATTTTGCCGGGATGCAGGTTACCCTCCCTCAAGATTCGATATGGCGACGGTAGGGTTGCTCGCTGTGGAGTTGATATGTACCACCCTGACCTGGAATCCGCTCTGGTTGAGGCTCAGGCAGAAATCAAAAGTGCTGCTGAGAGCATCGAAAGGCAGCGGGCATCCCTCAAAGTTGAAGAGGACAGGCTCACAAAGTGGGGTGCAGCACTTGACAAACTGAGCACCCAGAAGGAGGACTAAACCATGCCTCAATTCCGCCTAACCCGTCCCGATCTTTACGAGCCAGGATGCCCCGGACACAAAGATCCTTCAGCAAGACAAGGGTATTACATCGACGCCGCTTCGGAGGAAGAGGCAGTTCAAAAAATGAAGCAGAGGTTCCCGGAGGATTCAAAATTTGACCTCCAGGTTTGGCGCTAATCAATTCAGAAGTGAATATTCACATTTAAGGAGGCACCCCATGTTAAAAGGACGCCAACGCAAGCTTGAAACGGAATTCACCTTCGCCGGATTCAATTTCCCTAAATACCTGAGTGAGTTACCGAAGGGAACCAAGAAGCAGCGCCAGGAGCGATACAAGCACACCGGAGGTTATTACTCGGCGCCGACGCCTAACGCCGATGGGTTCTCCTGCTACCTCGACAGCGACTTCTCGAATCCTATCCACCGCTGGAAATGGTGCGATGAGGTGGCGGACGCCTCGATTGGGCACACCGGCTGGTACACCGACGAGTACGGCGACAGCGATAAAATCCGAGGAATCGTGATCCGGCTTAACCACGACAGAGGTTTTATCGTGGGCTGGTCGATGGGTGAAGGCATGGCTACTTCCGTCGAGACGGACCACATCTACGACGACGAAGTTAGCGCGGCCTACGCTGCCGATTCGTTGGCAGAAGATGCTGCCGAGAAGGAGCGCGAATACCAGGAGGAAGAGGACGAGCGCGAAGAAGCGTGCTTGGGCGGCGACGAGGAAGAGACGCTTGGCTACTAAGTGAAATCTCACATTTTTTTTGGAGGATGAAATGAAAGTTCTTCACCGCGACATCTGGCTCTGCGCCGACTGCACGATGGTAGCAGTCAACGCCGATTACTCTGGCTTGGGTTATTACCTGGATGGGAAGGAGCTTGACGCCAAGATCGAAGCTATCGACAGAGGACTGGCGGATCTAGGCCCTCACCTAGTCTTAGACTGCACCGACGAAAAGGAGTTCACCTGCTACGACTGCGGAGAGTACCTGCTGGAGAGCAACTTGATCAAGGTGAAAAACCCGGACTGCGAAGGATGCACTTGGCAAGTAGAGGAAGGGCTGGAGTGCTCCGACTGCAGCGAGCCCGAAGAAGTCCCTGGTTGCCCTCATTGCTCCAGCGCGGAACTCAGTGAAAGAGAGCACGGAGAAGACGAATTCTCTACGAGTGACTGCGACTGCTGTGGGACCTACTTGGCAGGGAGCAGGACTCGATTCGCCATACTAGGGGAGGACTAAATCCATGACCTGCAAATGCGGAATGCCTCTTCGGGAGGACAAAGTGATCCTGGGCAGTGGGGTCACAGTAGAACTAAGTTGCTCCTACTGTGGGCGGGAGTACACAGGGTACGCCCACGAAAATTCCTTCGTTGAGGTACCGAAGCCTCCCTATAAAGCCTGCTGCCCTAAGTGCGGGGATGACATTACCGGCGCTGTCTCGCATCGCTGCTATGCGAACGGACAAAGCTATACAACATTTCGGAGGATGAAATGAAATTCAACTACACGAAAGCATATTCAACTGCTGGAGCCCAAATGGGCCGACCTGACTCGCTCCAGGAAGCCGATTCCGTCACTCGGATCAACATCGAGCAGGTCCCGCTCCACGAGGGGTACGACCCAGGCGGTGCTTACTGGGGCTGTGGTGAACCTCTCTTCGTAGCCTGGGGAGATGGAGACGACGAGGAGCAGGCGGCATTTTTGAGGGCTGCTGATTGGAATGAGGCTAGGATGAAATTCAAAGAGATCTTCCCTAATGCGGAGGAGATCCCCTCGATCAACGAATTTCTAACGGCTTATATTGAGGCCACGCTGTGGTCTTCCACAGACGACCAGGACATTCCGCTCGACTACAACTACGGAATCTCAGACCTCGCGCCAGAGACGTTTCAAAAAATGGACGAGGACTGCGCCCGCTTCATCAACGAGAATTGGGAGGACATCGGCCTGGATTTCACCAAGGCAGGACACGACTTCTGGCTCACCCGGAACGGACACGGCTGTGGATTCTGGGATGGGGATTGGCCTAAAGATGCTGGCGAGCGGCTGACATCTTCTTCTAAGCGATTCGGGGAAGTGGACTTGTACGTCGGAGACGACGGGAAAATTTATCAGGGATAAGGAGGCCCACCAATGACCACCGAATGCGTCCTATGCGACAGGCATTTCCACCAAACAACCAAAAATCCAGGTTGCATTTGTCCGGAGTGTCTGCTAGAGCAGGAAGAGGAGGGAATCAGGGAGGCTTAAATCGTGGCTATATAAGTACTATATATTATTTTCCTTTCGGAAAAGTAGCCGCATTATACCACGAGTGCTGGCCCCGTGTCAAGTAAAATCTTTGAGTATATCCATTATTTTTCTCTAACAATAGGAAAGTGAGATTTCACATTTCCTAAACAAGGAGGCAACAAAATGAGCAACGACAACGAAAGAGCGAAAGACCAGGCCCGAGCGCAGTTTGAATCCATTAAGGAAATGGTGGCGGCGTTGAATTTGGATTGGGATCGGCTGGAGGAGTTGAGGGAGGAGAAGAAGGATCTCCGCGACACACTCACAACCGCTGCAAGAGATCTCAAGGATTACGCGGACAACTGCAACCTCAGGGCTGCCAGCTACCTCGAATTGAAGGAGGCTAACGACGAGGCGGAAAAAGCACTCTCGGATTGGGAAGAAGAAAATCAGGAGGAACTCGACGAACTCGAAGCCGAAGCAGGCGAGTGCAAAGACGCCGACGACGCTCGCCAGCGTATCAACGAAGATCCCCTCTCGGTTCAGGTCCGCTCGGGTTGGTATTGCCCCGGCTCGGAGGATCACTCCGCCGAAGAGTTCCAGATCCTACTCTGCACCGGAGGACCTGCGGTTAAGATCGAGGGGGAACTCGGTCAGTGGAACCAGCCCGAGTCCGCCGAGATCTTCTACCAGGACTGGTTCACTCCTTGGGAACCTCTTGAATTGACTTCCGAGGAGGAAGAGATCGTGCTTGAATACTGCCGCTGCTTCTACTTCGGGGAGTAGGTTATGAAGGAGGGAGGCTCCTTCGGGAGTCTCCCAGAAAAGTGAGATTTCACATTTAAAGGAGAAAAATTATGTTCCCGGAAAATGACTTGCAGTTCGAAGTAGCCACAATCAAAAAAGTTAACGCCGTAGGTAATGGATGGGAGATTACCAAGCATGACGGGTGGGGTTTCTTCATCCCTAGTTCCTCCCCTGTGATTCCAGAGGAAGGTATGGAAATAAGATTCTACGGTCGTGGGATAGGCTTTGTGGTGCGCGGAGTGTTCCTTGACGGAAAGAAAGTTTTCTATCGCACCGAAGCAGAGGACAAAGAGCACGGCCAGATCGAGATCTACGGCACTGATGCTGCTGACTGGTTGAACAGATGGGACAAAGGAAAATCAGTCCGGTCAATTTCGATGGGAGGGTTTGGTCCTGGGTACGAGCAAGCTATCCAAATTACAACCGCTGAGATTCTTAGGCATTTGCTTGAGAGGGGCTACGACTATTCAGCCTGGGAGGACCAAGAGACTTGGCAGAGGAACCAGAAGGAAATTAAAGCTGCAGGATTTGCGAACAAACGGATTGAGGCTCTAGGCTTATCTGGATCTCAGTGGGGCGCTGCACTTAACTTGGCGCTGCAGATTTACCGTCGCGGACCAAGAGCAGTCATGTCAGACGAACAGATTAAGACCAGGCACATCCAGGTTTGCAAGAACTTTCCGAGCGGGGACTAACAAGAGGAGGCCTAAAATGATCCGACAAATCAAAGCCCAAATCACCATCTACAATTCCAAAGCGGACACCTACTGCAACCGCTATTAGGCCTTTACCTGGACCGATTTGGCCACAGACAAATCCGTCAGTGCCAAGAACACTGGCGACAACGCCAGTCACATTTATAGGGAGATGGGTCTGGAAGCGAGCGAAGTAATCCAGCAAAACCAAGAAATGAAGATCCGCGAGTTCGACCGGATGGTCAAAAATTGGCCTTCCGCTGGTTGCAGACCAGATGACCTCGCGGCTTGGATCAGGAAGGAATTGGAGGTCCAAAAATGACCCTCTTCGACCAAACCATCGGAGCCCTGCAGCTTCTAACATTAACCGGAGCATTCGCCGCTTTTATTTTGATAGCGGCTGGGAGGAAGATATGAGCACCAATAAATTTACACCTATGCCCTGGAACGTGGAGGGCTACAGGGACGGATTCTACAAGATTCTTGGAGCCCAAATTCAACTCGATCCTGAAGACGTACTTCCCCACCTCACCAGTGAGCAGGTAACGGAAATCGACGAGGCAAATTGTGCCTTGATCTCAGCAGCTCCAGAACTTCTCGCAGCGCTGGAGGATCTAATCACGATTTGGGGCTTACCTGACACAGCATCCTGGGAAGAGGCTCGCCGGGTCGTAGCCAAAGCAAAAGGAGTTCAAAATGAAAAATAAATTTTCCCCAGGTCCTTGGCGCCTAGTCAACCACGCTGGAGATCACAGCCAAGGAATCGTTTCGGATGAACGGGATTACGACATCGCCTTGGTCTACAACCGCTACGAGGAGGAATATCAGGCAAATGCGGATTTGATGGCGGCTGCTCCGGAATTGCTGGAGGCGTTGGAAAATCTGGTGCGCTGGCAGGACACCGGGAACAACCCGCCTCTAGCATCTGATTGGCGCAAAGCTCGCGAAGCAATCAGAAAAGCCAAGGAGGGCTCGAAATGACCCAAACCATCCACCTCATCTTCTTCGTCATCGTAGCAGCTACACTCTGGGCGCTTTGGAAAGTGTACCAGGATTGGGAGGATCAATGAAAGCTCAACGCTGGTACGAGATCGAGGACGGCAAGCTCTGCGTCTACGATCAACCGAGGAAGAACCAAGCCACCGGAGTCAGCATGACCAGGATCGAGGATCTGGCTTGGTACAGGAGCAGGTTCGACCTGCAAAGGATTTGGGCTGAATCGAACGAGGATGCCCTACAAAGGCCAAACTAAAATTCACATATACATTCCCATTCACTTGTGGATAAACAGCCCCGGAAGAGGGTGCCTTGCTCTCAGAACAAGGTAAAGGAGAGTGCCAAATGGTCAAGCATTACGCTTACGTCGAAATACTCGGAGATCCTGGTGAGTACAACTGGGTTCCATTCAGTGGAGAGTTCAACATTTCGAGCACCGAGCAGATTAAGGCTTACATGAGGCAACTGGCCGATGCCGAAGGTCTCAAAAGCTACCAGATCGTGATCGACGGCCAGGTTTATTACTCGACAGGGGAGATCCAAAAATGAACCTCGACCCTGAACAACTCAGAATTTTGGTTGAACTCTTGCAGGCTTGCCTGCTCAACTAGGAGGAATAAAAAAAAAATGAAATCTCACATTTCAATGCCGCTTCATTTCGTCATGATAGCCGAGACCCTCGTAGACTCCACGCAGATCCTGACTGATAACATGGAAGTCATCGCGGAGGTCCAGGGCAAGACGAATGAGGAAACGAGGGAGATCGCTAAGACGATCTGCGATGCCGTGAACGAGAGGGAGGAGTTGCTGGGCCTCCTGAACGAATACGCCCACCACCTGCTGAATCACCCTCTAGGCGAGGGACTACAGAAAACCTACGACCGGACACTGGGAGTTTTGAATCTGAACAAAAAGGAGGCATAACATGAAGTCCTACGCCGAATTAATCGAGCAAGCCAACATCAAGTTTCCGGTAGCAGCGCATAAGACCACCGTTTACTCCGTGCTTGGCAAGACTGCGGAAGCCGGGATTGACTGGGTTGCCACTACTAACACCACGGTGCACAAGCTGGCCTACGGTCTTGAGGAGCAAGACGAAGCGAGAGCCAAGTTGATCGCGCTGGCCCTGAACTACCACGAGGAAATGGTGGCTGCGCTTGAGCATTCCGCTGCCTCCATTCATCACCCTGCCTGCAAGTGTAGAGGAGAACGTACCGCTAATCCGGAGCGCTACTGCACTTGCCACGTTTATAAGGCTCAGGCGGTCCTCGACAAGCTCAAGCACAAATCCTAAGCAATCCGCTATTCACCGCGCCCTACCACAGGGCGCCTAACTTTACTAACAAATTTAACAGGAGTTATCCACAGAGGATGTGGAAAAGGAGATTTGAAGATGACCAAAAGGGAAGCAGCAATCGTTTCAGCCTACACAGGATTCATGCTCGGAGACTTCGCAGACATGCACGCTTATGCCGAGGAGCTTTTCGGTCGGCCTGTTTTCACCCATGAGTTCGGATCGGAGGAAGTGTATGACGAATTAAAGAGGCTGGCTAAGCCGGATTTCATTGGGCTCAACGTGGTGGGCTAACCCAGGAATAATTGTCCCACTAAAAAGGTAGGGTTTAGTAGGAACCAAATCCTCGCTAAACCCTACCTAGATAGTAGGGGTATTAACTATAATCCTTTTTGCCTCGCGGCGATTTTAAGTGTACCATACTTTTGGGATTTGTCAAGTGGTAAATTAAATTATTTTTCTCTAATAATTGGGGGTAGGAAATGAAAATCGAATCGAAGCACACGAAGGGGCCTTGGAACGTGACTGGCTACCTAGACGGCTACTACAAAATACTCGGGGCGCAGATCGAGTTGGACCCTGAGGACGAGGAATGCACGCTGACCTTAGAGGAGAGAGTAGAAATCGACGAGGCAAATTGCAGGCTGATCTCCCAGGCCCCTGCTCTCTTGGATGCCCTGAAGGACATTCACGACCGGCTTTCGGGTATTAAGCACTTCGGCCCGATGAGCACCAACACCATCGAGGACCTGCTGGTAATCGCAGAGCAGGCAGTCAAAAAAGCTGAGGAGGCCTAGCATGAACGCAGCGCAACTCCAGAATATTGAAGAAACCTTCCAAGAAATCATGGAGAAATTCGACTTCGAGAAGGTGCGAGCCCTGATGCTGATTAATGGTTGGACTTGGGCGAACGAGGGTCCGGGGCACATGGTTCCTACTATCAGCTCGATGAGGTCCTCTTGCTGCTCGATGTTCTCCAGGCTGAAAGAACTCCTTGCCGAGCCGGGTCATCTGCCATACAATCGGCTGGGCGTCGGAGGATTCCAGCTCAAGTTCTGGACCTGGGAAAGTGGAGCGATGGAACTCGAATTAACCTTCAACTGGGAATCGGTTTGCTACTCGGTAGCGAGGGATTAAAACTAAAGGAGGCAAGAAATGAAAACGACGTTCCAGGCAATCGAGGACAATGGCGGTGGGCTCCATCTGGCAGTTTTCAATGAGGCAGGCGAATGCATCTACTTCCACAGCGGATTCGAGTTTGACAAAGATACCCTAAGCGACTGCATCGGGCGTCTCAGAATGGGTGAAGGCACCGAAGACTGGGAGGGCAATTCCGAGACTCCAAGGGAGGATTACGAAAACCTAACATCGTTCGAGTATGGCTGGGAGGTCATATCGGACGAGGAGGGTGTTTATCCGGACAAGATGGGTGCTGCAGCGAGAAAGGAATTTGAGATTTAATCCCTACCTTTCTAGTCAACTATTATCAGCCAAAATGGTACCTAAAACCCTACCTAGTTAATTGGGGTATTAATCTATACTTCATCGGCTAGCGCCGGTTTTAGGATACCATGATTTCTAAGAGTTTGTCAAGTCTTTTTTTATTATAATTCTTTAATTTAGTGAAATGTGAAATCCCACTTAAAACCTAAGTAAAACAGGAGGTTGTATGAAATGCTCTAACTGCGGTCACGCGATTGATTGGTACTACGTTAATATAAACCTGGAGCTTGCTTCGGATTGCTCCTTCATTTCGGCGGATCAGGACTGCCCGGAGTGTGGGGCAGAGCTTGAAATCCTCTTCGTCCTGGACGAGGACAAGGGTAGGAACTGGGATTTTTAGCTTGACAAAAATTCAGAAGTGAATTAAAATCCACGTTAATCTAGGAAATGGGGGTTCAAAATGAAATTCAAAGCGGGTCAGCTAGTCCAAACCAGGAGCATCTTTGAGGAATCTACTGAAAATCCGAAGTTTGAAATCTTCGTCCAGTCTTGCATCCACAGGCACCTCGACGGAGATTGGGGCGACACCTGCGCCGAGGACAAGGAGATGAACGAGGCAGCTCTTTGGAGAGGAGACCGGATCTTCTCGGTCTACAAGTCGGAGGAGTTTGGGGTCGTGTGGATTGTGACGGAAGGGGACAGGAGTTCTACGACCGTGCTCAGGCCGAGCGAATATTGATAGGAGGAAGAAATGTTCGAAGCTAAAATAACCTGCTACTTATGTGGCTGGGAAGGTCTCCCGCAGGAAAGGCTGTCATTTAGGCGCTGTCCTAATTGCTCCCATCCGTTCTTTAGGTCAGGGGTTTATCCTCAGGAACTTGAAACACTCGCTGCCGAGCAAGGCTTCCTGCGTAAGGCATCATGTGGAGGAGCGATATTAGTGCATAAGAATCACGGGGTTGTGAAGATCGGAAGGTCGAACGTAGTGGACGATTACCTAGCATTCTACGCTCACTTGGTTGAGCGAGGCTTAGAACCAAAGGAGAATTAAAATGAACAACCCTAAACTGACCGAAAAAGCTAATGCCATTTACCGCAGCCTCGAAGAGGAGCCGAAGAAGGATTGGGCGCCTCCTCGCTTTGATTCCGGGTACCGTGTCTACGGGCTCTTAGGAATCCCCTTCGGAATCCTGATGTTCATGCTGATAATTCTCCTGCACAGCCTACGAGGAGTCCTAAAATGACCGAACTCCAACAAAGGGCTTTAAGAATGTGCAAGCCCAAAATTAAGTACGCACTGCTCTCGACTGCTCAGAAGAAAGCGGAGCAATCCTCCGAGAAATCAGGAGAACGAATTGAGCCCTACAAATGTGAAATCTGCGGGAGCTACCACATTGGGCACCCGAAGGAGTACGACATGGAAGCGAAGCCAATCCAGGAATTGATCCTGGCTAAAGTCAGAGATCCTCTAGGCAACCATTACATCTTCTCATTAGGTGATTCTGAAGCCCTCAAGGGGTCTACAGAGGACATTTATCGAGAAGGTGTACTCGTGGCCTACAAGAAAGGAAAAGACCCGTTTAAAGAAAGAGGAGGCGCTCGTTCTGCTCATTGGAAAGTCTTCCAGGCGCTCTATCCGAGGTTTGTCGTGGAGTCGGATATTCTGGATTTTTTAGCTATCATCGAAACCAAAATGCGCGAGATGGGAGCCATCGGAGTTTCGGTGAAGGAGGATTTGGTGGTTGAGGCTGAGGAGCCCAAAAGTGATGCTGGCTTAGATGAAGAGGTTCCTCCTGCTGAACTCTCTGGCCTGACCACCGAGGAACTTTTGTCCAAGCTCAGGGAAATGTCGGCACCTGGAAGTGGGATTTCAGGCGACTATTTTAAAGGATTTGTTCACGGGGTTTTATCGGATTGGAACAAGTAGCGACTTAAAATGTCGCAGGGAGGATGGAAGATGGATTTATCAATAGAAGATATCAGGGCTGCGATGACCCAAGATTACAAACCCACGGTAAAGATGATGCAGACACTCTTAAAAGAACATACTCGCCTCACCCAACTCTGTGAGGAGCGGGGGAGAGAGAAAGCAGACCTGAGATTGTTCAAGGAGAAAGAGACCTTTCCGTTTACAGCGTGGCAGGATGAACGCGAGGAGAGATTGAAAGCCGAATCCGCCCTATCCCAAGCAAGGGAGGAGGTGAAGCGTCAACGAGCACATTGCTGTGAAATGTATCGTGTTACCAACATGAGGGAGATTGTGGAGAAACTCTTAGCCCGCGCTGAATCCGCCGAGCAGCGCGAGAAGGAAGCCTACGCCCACTGGCAGGAAACTGATATAAGGTGCGGTGAATTACAGGATCTTCTTAAAGAATCCGAGCAGCGCGAGAAGGGGTTGAGGGAGAGAGCACTAGAGGCTATGGAGTTCTACGCATGGCATCTGAAATCCTGTGCCTGCTATACCGGGGAATTTGTGGGCCGCGAATGCTCATGCGCCCTTGTCGAGACAAAAGCCGCCCTCGCTGTGGCATCGGAGGTGCTGTAATGACAGAGTGCTACAAGAAAAACTGTGATGAGCATGGGTGCGATGATTGCGCCCACGATGAAGGCGAATCTGAGGAGTGTAGAGGCTGCGAGACAACCTGCCGGTGGGAGCCAAGGGCTGCGGCATCGGAGGTGGGGGAGTGAAGGTCTTTTTTCACACAAAGCAAGGTGGCTGGGTTTACTTTGCGATAGGCAACTGGCAACCCTTCCGGTACATGCAACATGGCGGGTGGCTGTGCCTTCAATGGCAGTGGTTCAAGCGTTACGCGCTCAAAGCAAGAGCGGCAGGAGGTGGAGAATGAGACGAAATTGTCCTGAGTGTGGGAGCACAAGCGTTGTCATGTTTAACGCTGACGAAGATTGGTGTACGGGATGTAACGCAAAGTTCCCTGGCGAGTCAACCAGTGAACTCACAACCCTCCGTGCCGACCTCGCCGCCGCTCAGTCTACCATCGCCCTGATCCAGAAAATAGCAGGGTGCCAGGTTGACCGGCTAGTTGAAGTTGTAGAGGGGCTGGTTAAGGAGAGGGGTGAACTGCAGGAGCGGATTAAGGAGCTGGAGCGCGACGAAGAGGCAACCCGCAAATACTGGTCGAACGCCTACTACGCTATGGAGGCCGAGCGAGATGAACTCAAAGCCGAAGCTGTGAGATTCAAGATTCACCTGGAGCAAAAAGATCGGGCTTTGGCTGCGAACGCGGAGGAGTACAGGAAGCTGGAGGTTGAACGGGACCGGCTCAACAGTGAGACGAACAGGCTTCGCGAGATGATTCGGTTTCCAGATTGTGGAGCAGCAGGCTGCGGTAGGCAAGATATGAATTGCCACGACTGCAAAGAACTCAGAGGGGCTACCAAATGACCACCCAATTCTGCCCCGTATGCAAGACTGCTACAATCCACAGAAAATTACCGAAAACCGGGTTCTTCACCCAAGTAGCCGCTTCCTTGATCTCGTTTGCTGTGATCGGTGAAGGGTCTGGAGTGAGGGAACCTGAATACGAATGCTTGAACTGCGGGAGGGAGAAATAAAATGGACGACTTTGAGAAGTGGTACGCAGCTTTTAATTACCAGTATGATTTCGCAGTCAGCGAGCGAATCAGCCATAAAGAAGTAGCTAGGGCTGCGTGGGACAAGGCCCTTGCCCTCGGAGAGGCAATAGGGATGGAGTGTGCTGCACGGATCGCAGCGGGGTACAAGATTGCGCGGTGCGAGAGCCACTACGATGACGCATGTGACAGAACGGCCACACTTATTGAAGAAGATATCCGCGAAGCCATAACCAACCCCGATCAACTTGCCTCCGCTGACAAATTGACCCACAAACAAGTCGCCTGCGAGTTCTTCCGCTGGTGCTGCAACAACCCTGCAGGTAGTATGAGCGAAGCCTTTGATGAGTGGTGGGAGAAACGGAGGGAGGAGAAGTGAAAACTTATGAGGTGTTTTTCGAGCAGGTCAACCGAACGATGTACGAAGTGAAGGCATCCGGCAGAGAAGCCGCGATCAATAAAGCTGCTAAGGATTGGCGTGCCGAGTATGGGAAGTACCCAACGGTCAGCGCGGTCCAGAACAAGGAAACCAAATCATGAACCTAATTTCGTGCGAGAATTGCGGAGTGGTCCTGGATCTTAGCAGAATCGAGAAGCCAGATATTGTGGACGAAGACGGAAATATCAACACAGAGATCGCCGCTTGGGTTGCTAGGGACTACGTACCGACCATCGTGTGCCCATGTTGCCGAGACAGGATTCTTTATTTCAACGGGAGAAGGGCCTAAAAATGAGAGAAACCAAGCTTGAATTAATACCAACCTGCGCGTTCGTCTTGCATGAATACGAGGTATTCCCTATGCACCTCTTGCTGGAGTACACGGAGCACAGCGCGGACCACTGGCATAGCGACACTGAAACCAGCATCGAGATCACCAAGGAGCAAGCGGGGCAGATCGTGTTGCTCCTGCAGAAATTTATCAGGGAGGAGTGAAAATGTCGTTTGACTTGATCAGAAGGGACAAGAATCTGCTCGAAGCCGCCAATGAAATTTTCGGAGGATTGGTGCAGGATGCGTGGGTGGTTACTTGGGAAAGCGATCATACCCCAAGGGGTCGGGAGGATATTGAAAGGGACTTTGCTGCGGCTTTTTCGCTAGGAGATGCTGAGATATATGACTGCGACATCGTACTGAAATTTGTAAGTGGAGCCAAGGTGCGCTTCACTGTGCTGGAGAATGGATTCATTTCAAGAACCAAGGAAGGCGAGTTCAAGGAGGTCTGAAATGGAGCGCGTGGTCAGCTACGATAGGGTGAGCACTAAATCTCAGTCGGAAAGGCATGGCCTTGACGCGCAGAGGACTATTCGGGCGGAATATGCTGCTAGGAACAATCTCGTAGTCATCAAGGAATTTGTAGAAGTCGAATCCGGCGGGCCTCCTTCAAGACCGGTCTTGAAGGAGGCCCTGAACTACTGCGAGTTGACCGGCTGCAGGCTGATCACAGCAAGACTTGATCGTCTCTCCAGAAGCCTCTCGTTTCTCGGGGCGATCCTGGATTCCGGAGTCGAGATCATCATCTGCGATTTCCCCAACGCTTCCAGATTCGTCCTGAACGTGCTCGGGTGCGTAGCTGAGTACGAGCTGGAGAGGATCAGGGAGAGGACCAAGAACGGCCTGAAAGCGGCTAAGGCGAAGGGAGTTCAGTTGGGCAAGGCCTGCCACTTGAATAGAGATTCCGAGAAGTTCAGTGATGGCAGAATCCAAGGCTCCCTGAAAAACCGAACAAAGGCGGATCTCAGAGCCGAGAAGTTGAAGCCCGAGATCCTCAAATTTCAGAGTCAGGGCATCACATCTTTAACGGCGCTGGCTCAGCAATTGACCGAAGCAGGAATCCAGACTCCCAGGAAGAAAAAGGTTTGGACCTCGCAGGGCGTCAAGAATCTCTTGGTGAGGATTGGTCCTGTTTAATTAGTGGGTTTGAGTATACTGTATCGCTCAGATGTGGTTTTAATTTGAGTGTTGTTTAGTAAATTAGTCAACTATACAATCCAGATTCAACATCACTAATCTGGTCTTGTTGCAAGGCCAAGTAATCATTAGATCTTTAAGTTAGCGCTAAGAAAAGTTGCTCCGAACCCAAGTTTTCCCTTGCCTTTTCACCTGAAAAGTAATACGCTTCTGAATAGGTAAAAACAAAGCAAAACCGATTGACCTTTCATTTATTTTTAGTAATTTACGTTGTGGTCTTTCAACCACAAATTCCATGGAACACAGGAGAGATTTAATGCCCCACTTGCCTAACTGCGAAAATTGCCCTCGTCACCTCAACCAACTCCAAGCCGTAGCAGAAATGCTCACGGAAGATCACCGGGACGCGCTGCAAGCTGCCTTGTGTGACGATCACGAAGACGGCGCCTGTCCTAACGATCCCCTGGAGTGAGTAGCATTTGTTTGAAGTAGGGCCACAATTAAATATCCAAGCTTCCTGAAGGGCCTCTTAATGAGGCCCTTGCTATTCCGGTTGGAATTCACAAGTGAATTTTTATCTTGACTTGGTAGGTGAGATGGTATATACTCAGATCTGAATTTAAATAAAGGAGGTGGATTGAAATGAAAATTTTGTTTGTGTTGGTGGTATCGTCCGCGTTGATGGGGATTATTTTTATGTTGGGGATGCGTTGGGAGGCATACCAAATTAAACTGAGCCTTCAGCAAAGCGGATCTGCCATCGCTAGGTGGGGCGACACATCGAGGGTAAAAATTGTAGGAACCGCTCAGGATATCAAATAAAAGGAGGTGATTTAAAAAGTGATGGTCAAGCACTGCATCGCACTCGACGAGGACACTACTAAAAAACTAGAGGAACTCGTCAGATTAGGAACAGGGAAATCCAACAAATCCCTGATCCTCAGAGAGTTGATCGACAAGGAGTACGTTTTGAGAAAAGGAGCAGCAAATGAGGCTTAAAATCCGGGTGGCTCACCTGGCCCAGATCGGAGTTGTGCTGGTGATTTTAACAGCAGCGGCAACTGCGGTCGCAACCAAGGCGCTCTTGGAAGTCCAGAAGGTGGATCAGAAAGCCCAAGTTTTGGTCGAAGGTAAAAAGCAGGAAGTCAACGCAGCAACCCAGCGGCTGACGCTGTGGTACATGGAGAAGAACGAGCGGCTTTGGCCTGAGCTGGCTGAGTACCAGGCAGCAGCTACCATTGCTGCGGCGAAAGAGCAACGCCTGGACCTGAGCCTTTTAGTCGGGGTCATCACTGCTGAGTCCGAGGGCTACCCCTTCGCTAGAAGTAGGACCGGTGCGAAGGGCTCTGGGCAGGTGGACTTCAAAGCCCACGCCGACCGGTTCCCCTTAATTACGAAGGAGTCTGAAAAGTACGATCCCGAGGTTAACATCAGGTGCTCTGCTGAAATCCTGAAGGAGTACGTGACGAAGTATGGGGTCCGGAACGGGCTTCAGGTTTATAATTTAGGCACTGGGGCTTTCAGCAGAGGCAAGAGGAATCCGAAATACGTGAGGAAAGTTTTAAAATTGGCTAGGGAATATCGACATTTTTAATTCAATGAATTCACATCTGAATCTAGGAGGAAGTAAATGCTTATCGACATCAAAAAGTTCGCTGTGGAGATCGAGGAAGTTTTGGCTGCGGGAAACTGTCACTGGGAGATAAAGATGTACGCCCCAGGGATGCTGGATGAAATCAGACGATCCTTCAGCCACAGTTCGGTGATCCTGACCGGACAGCGGATTCTGATGCACCACTTTGGAGAAGTCTTGGCAGCAAGATTCAAAAAGTGGATTGACCTGAATTACGAAATCGGCTCTGATGATCGCGAGTGGTCGGTGAGTCCTGTGGGGATCGAAGAGGAGATGGCCGCGTGAGACTTATAAAACCCTCAGTAGAAATCATATCCTCCACCCCGGACGCCCTGAAGCTGATCGAACTCGCAGGCAGGACCTGCTACAAGTCAGAGGACAAGATCACCGAGGACTCCGCAGAGAAGTTCGTAGCGATGATCCTGAAGCGCGGCCACGAGTCTGTTTTAGAACATGCTGCAGCTTCGGTTAGGTTTGTGTGTGCCCGGGGTGTCTCGCACGAGCTTGTGCGACACCGGATCGCGAGCTTCAGTCAGGAATCGACTCGCTATTGTGATTACGCCGCACGAGTGGTATGTGGCGCTTGTGGTGGGTCTATGGAGGCTAGGTACGCGGAGGTTACTTGCCCTGCTTGTGATGCGGAGTGGCTACCTCAGAGCTTGGGGTTCATGATACCGCCTTGGTATCCTCAGTTGCTGCCGGGCGAAGCAAGCATCGCGACTGACGACGCAGCAAGAGCCACGCTGGAAGAATTAGGCGACCCGATGACCGGCTGGCTTTATTCAATGCAACTGGCTGAGGACAACTACTTGCGCCAACGCCACCTTGGTGAGCGTCCCGAGCAAGCCCGTTCGGTCCTCCCCAACAGCCTAAAAACAGAACTCGTAATGACCGCAAATCTCCGAGAGTGGCGCCTGTTCTTCAAACTCAGGACGGCGAAAGCAGCACATCCGCAAATGCGAGAGGTTTCAATGCCGCTTCTCAGGTTGATGCAAGCGAGGTTTCCTGGTTGCTTCGACGACATCGAGGTGGCCGAGTAGAACAATTCAAACCTCCTTGTTTTGAAAATCTGAGTCAAACCGCTTGACACTCTCGGATCAGATGTGTATTCTTAATCACAAATGGATACCAACTGGAGACGACATGCCTCTCGACCCTGCTTACGCTGAGCGATTCCAGGAGTTGTACGGAGAGAGATTTAAAGGCATTTCGTCCTCGTTGATAAACCTATTCTTGCTGGTAGCTGAGCAAGAAGGAATCACAATCTCGGATTTGAAGGACCTTTCTAAGCTGGGCAGAGCCACCTTAACAAATATGTTGAGGCTGCTGGGTCCATCTTATTTGGTCGCTATAGATTCCAAGAGGACGGTGAAAATGGGCTACGGGCTGATCAATTTGAGAATCAGCTTGGAGAACCGCCGTGAACGAGAAGTGGTCCTGTCGATTAGAGGAAGGCAGATTTTCAAGGAGTTGAGGTCCATCGTGGAATCCTCAGCTTAAAAATTTTTGAGTTAGGCAATTCACAATCGAATGTAAATTCTAATTTGAATTGCTGGCTTAGAAAATAAAACCAAAACAAGGAGGAAAACAAAATGGCTGGATTAACAAGTGGTCTCGTGAAGTTCAAGAAGGCGCAGCATGTGCTGGAAAAAATATTCGCAGAACTTCCCCTGCAGCACGTCATGCTTTTACTGGCAATCGCTGAGCAGGATGGGATCACGCAACCGAAAATAGCGGAGAAACTTGGGTGGCCCCAAGGTACCGTTTCTCGAAACGTCAAAAAACTTTCGGTCTACCTGGTAGAATCCGACAATGGGAATAAAACGAAAGCTGGTTACGAGTTGGTTGCACAGCGCCCCGACGTAGATGACCGAAAGGCGAACGCGGTTTATCTGACGGCGAAGGGGAAGAAAGTGCTGAAGGAGATCTCGGATATTATTGAGGGTTGATTTGGAGGGAGGCGGTTTCTTGGAGGCCGCTTCCTTTTGGAGTAGGAATTCGGAAGTGAATTTAGGAGGGAGAGATGAGTAAGCTCGACAAGTTGTTCTCGATGGTTCCGCTGGAGGAAATTGAGCAGTCCGCTCAGCAGCAGATTTTTGATGTACTGGAATTGGATTGCCTGAAGAAGCTGGCGATCATGCCTGATGTCCACGCAGGTTACGACCTGCCGATTGGAGGGGTAGCTCTCCTGGATGGGATGATATCTCCGAGTTTCGTCGGATACGACATCGGGTGTGGCATGTGCTGCTTGGACACGCAGATGGTCGCTGCTGAGGTCACAACGCTGCGTGGCATCTACAACGACATCCTGAAGGTAATCCCTACGGGGTTCTCCTCACATGCTTCGGAGAAAAGTTACTCAAGAAAATTCAAGTCCGAAGCGCTGGACAAAAATACACTCCAGAAGGTCCAGGCTAAAGTAGGCACTCAACTCGGAACGCTAGGTGGTGGAAATCATTTCATCGAGTTGGGCGAGAACCAAGCCGGTAGTCTCTGCATCACGATCCACTCAGGCTCCAGAAACGTAGGTCACACAATCGGCGGCTGGTATATGAAGCAGGGCCGGATGTTCCAGCTTGAATCTGAGCTTGGACAGGCGTACCTTCAGGACATGAATTTCGCTCTTGAGTGGGCACTGGAGAACCGATTGAGGATGATGAAGGCGGTTCTGGGTGTGCTTGGGATTTCTCAGGTCTCCAAGCTCCTGATGAAGAACCTCATCAACGAGAACCACAATCACGCCGTTGTAACTGCTGAAGGAGTCCTGCACCGCAAAGGTGCGACTCCAGCGGACCTTGGGCAGCTCGGCGTAATCCCCGCCAACATGCGGGACGGGGTTTATATCACGGAGGGCTTGGGCGAGACTCATTATCTCTCCTCGGCGTCTCACGGCTGCGGTAGGGTCATGGGCAGGAATCAGGCGAAGAAGACGCTGGATTATCAGGAGTTCAAGGACGGGATGCGCGGGATCATCTGCTCGACCGACCGTTCGATCCTAGATGAGGCACCCGCCGCCTACAAGGACATCAATTACGTGCTGGCAAAGCAGGAGGGAGTCACCGTGAGGGTGATTGACCATATCAAGCCTTTATTGAACGTGAAGGCGGCGGAATAGGAGAAATAAAAATGAGAATTTTCGCAGCAGCTTTTATAGTTTGGTGTCTCGGCGCTGGAGCAGCCCAGGCAGGGACCGAGGTTCGACGCGTGCCTACCGAAAAGGGAGGAACACAAGCCACAATTTTTGTGAGGCCGTTCTGCAAATTCGGCTTACAATTTCTGGCGGTCACGAGTACCTCTGACAACGGCAACTACGGGTTCGAGGACAACGTGACCGTGATTCAGGTTAACCAAAAAGGAGGTTATCCTGATCAACCCAGTCAGCCAATGAAGTGCCAAGAGGACGCCGCAGAGCCCGTCGTGAGGTATAAATAAAGGAGTAAAAAAAAATGGGCAAAGCAGGTAGGTTGCTAAGAAAACAGGTGGCGGAAAGAGCAGTCGCTGATGTTCACGCTCAGCGCCCTCCACTTCCCTACGATAAAATTCAAAACCCGTACCAAGGGTTGGAGAGGGAGGTGGCGTGGTACGAGAAGGAGTATAGAAGCCGTCGTAGGAGTTGGCTCTGGTGCGAGGATTTGCTCGACACCTTGGGAGGAAGAGGAGCCTTGAAGGTGACTCCTCTGCACCCTGATGACGACATGGAAATCCTTTTGCCCTAACAAATTCACATCTGAATAGAAATGGAGGAAATTTTGACCAACACCAACAAAATCCTCTTCCCTCAATGTGGCATCACCTACGCCGACTGCGTTGGAGTCGCTGGATTGAACCAGCGTGCTGCTGCTAAGAGGTTGGGGCTTAGCTTAAGGAATTTCGGGGAGGTGATTCGTAAAAATGGCATGACCCACTTGTACCCTCACACCAGAGCCAGCTCCCGCTGCGTCTCGAAAGAGGACGTTATTCAAGTGGCGTCGGAAGGCTACACGCGGAAAGACGCTGCCTACATTTTAGGAATCAGTTACGGTTATTTGCGAGACCTGGTTAAGGACTGGGATTTGGGCGGGTATTTTATTTCAACAGGCGAGGCGATCAGCGTAGCCAAAAACGGCTACTGCAGCCACAACTTGGTGCAGAGCATGAGGTAGAAAAATGAGAGGCAAGCGAGTCAAGTGGTTGAGGGAGAAGGGCGTTGGGTGCTTCGCCGGAAATTTTACCCTCCAAGAGTTGAAGGACTGGTGGGCCAGAGGCCACCTGAAATGGCAGATGAATTTGGGTAGAGGTGCTGCACCTAACAGGTATTTGGGATAGGAGAGGAAATGAACTTCGCTGACTTAGCCTTGAAGGAATCGGACCTCATTGAGATGGGCCTGAAGCCAGGCCCAATCTTCAGCCAGATTTTAAACAGGCTGATGGACCACGTACTCAACCACCCGGAAGACAACAATTTTTTGGAGTTACATTACAGAGCGAGCTTTATCGCGAAGGAGTTTGAGGAGTGAAACCCACGAGTTTTAAAGGGCAGAACGTAATTTTAGGCAAGGATCAGCCCGAGTACCTGGATCTTCCTGCGCTGATTTGCAAGGACACAACGGGGTTAGTCTGGACCTGCTGGGAACTGGACGACACTGATCTCGCGGACCTCATGAAGCACCGGAAGATCTGGGTCGGGCAGCTTACTTTCGGCTACCCATTTTCGCCACAGATGCTCACCCCGGTGGTGCCACTGGAAGTCTCGGTCGCTGCTTACAAGGAAAGGGAGGAGTTGGGAAAATGAACGAAGAAGAAAAGCTCGCTGAAGAAATCCGAGATGCCATTTTCGTGTTGAACCAGAAGCTGGAGAAGGCCAAGGAGCTTGGGCTGCAAGTGAAAATTGAGGTGTGGGGCAGGGGATTTGCCTGTTCAGAGTTAGATTCCTTGGTAGTAAGTTCCCTCACCAAGGTGACCACCTACTGATGCCCATCCTGATAAGAAATTTGGCCCGAGTTGAACTTCAGGACTCAACAAAATTAGAAGTCCTGAAGATGTACAGCCACGAAAATCGAAACGGGGAGGTGATCCAAAATTATATTTATCGGGACGGAGTTGCTTTCCTGCCTCTGAATTCAACCAAGCTGAAGATGGTCTCGGTGTTGACTGGGCAGGAACTGGTTGATGAGAGAAGTAAAGGGGCTGGGCTGAAGGAGCCTTTTGTTTTGAATGCGGGCTTCACGCTGCGAGAACATCAAGCCTCCCCCTCCGGGGAGTTCCTGAGGTTCATCCAAAGAAATTTCTACGGAGTGCTCAAGGCACAATGCGGAGCAGGAAAAAGTTGTGTCAACACCTGGGTCGCAGGCCACCTCCAGAAAAAGACGCTGATCCTCGTGGACCAAGGCAACCTCGCCGGTCAATGGCAGGAGGCTTTCAAGATGGTCTGGAACAAGGACGCAGCCATCCTGAAGTCGGAGAAGGATCTCGAAGCGGATGTTGTAATTTCTACATTTCAATTTTTGAATCGAAACCCCGAGATCCTGAAAAAGATGAAGGACCTCTTCGGCTGCTGCGTCTGCGACGAGATGCAGATTTCAGCGGCGACCACCTACAAAAAAGTCCTGATGTCCCTCAACAACAAGTACCGGATTGGGACCACAGCTACGCTGATGAAGAAGGGATTTTCGAACGAAGTTTTGACTGACTTGATCGCGGACATTTCAGTGGAGATGAAGGACTCCAACACGATGATCCCGGAGATCCATTTTTTACCCACGGACGTTGCCTGGTGCTCGAACAACCCGGACGACTTCTCGAAGATCCTGACCGAGCTTTCGCAGAACGATAAGCGGAACGAGTTTATCATCGAGCTAATAAAAAAGGAGGTCCTGCGGGGAAGGCGAGTGCTCTTCGTGGGCGCCCGGATTGAGTCGCTGACCTACCTTCATGCGAAGGTGAGTGAATTTTGCTCGGCTACTCTTTACGTAGGCTCGACCACTCTGAAGCAGGACCAGGCGTTGAAGGACGAGGTTGCCTCGGGAAATGTGCAGGCGGTTTTTGCTGACAAGAAGCTGGACAAAGGCACAGACATTCCTTCGTTGGACGTCCTGATCCTCTCGAAACCTACAAACAACGAAGCGACCGTCACGCAACTCGTAGGCAGAATCGTCAGGGCGCTAGAAGGCAAACCAACGCCAATCGTCTACGACCTCTACGACCGAGGCAATTTGGCCTGGAGGTTCGCAGGCAATCGGCTGAGGTGGTACCGAGGACTTGGATACAAAATTATTGGCAACCCTGATTTTTCTCTTGACACGCCACATGGCTCGTGCTAAGTTGAATTCAGATGTGAATTAAAAATCAAGAAGTGAATTGGAGGCAGGATGAAATTTAAAGTAGGAGATCGGGTAGTTGTGGTGAAGGGCTCGGAAGATCACGGAATTCCGGAAGGGACGGTTTGCGAGGTAGTCGAGGGCTGGGATGCCGTGAAGTACCCCTACGAGCTTCGCAATGTCTTGAGCCTCAAGCTGTACGGGGACAATGTAGCGGAAGACGAAATCGAATTTGTGGAGGACTAATGAGCCAAGAGCAAGTGAACCACCCGAGCCACTACGGTGGCGAGGACAACACCTACGAAGCGATTAAAGTTATTGAAAATTGGAACCTTGGCTTCTGCCTCGGCAACGTCGTGAAGTACATTTCGAGAGCGGGGAAGAAGGATTCAGGGAAAACGCTGGAGGATCTTCGCAAGGCTTTGTGGTATTTGCAGAGGGAGATCAGCAACTTGGAGGCTGTGGAGAAGTCAGATGCTTTTTTGGCTTGCATGAAGGAGATGCTAGACAAATCGACCAGTCATGTTCCAGCGACTGGAGGGCTACTTCCTCCCCTCAAAAATCCCCCGTTCTTTGGGGAGTATGGAGGATGCGACGCTCATATCGTCTACTGCTCCGACTTTAACCAGCATAGTAAGTCTACTCCCCCGATACTTACTACGCAAGATTCTGAGGAAAAACTGGACCTCGGTGCAACCAACCGCTTGAAACCTGTGGAGGACAAGGCTGAGATTCCGGAGAGCCTCTGCCCTGCCTACATCCGGGAGCATTTCAAGCCTAAAAATCTCGTGGAAGACATCGAGAAGGAAGTGGTTTTTCCCTTGACCAAGAAGTGGCTCGAAGACGCCTACGACGAGCCTGTCAAGGACGATCTTGGTTGGTTCGACAGAGATAAATTCGGTTCCCGGCCAGACGAAGACGTCTACGACGAGCCTCTGATTAGGCACACGACCGGAGATTCGATTATGACTGGTCTCAAAAAGCTCGCAGAGGACACTATTGATGTCCCGCCTGCGACTGGGTGGGTACGAATTTGAGCGCCTCGGTTCAACTGGAACTCAACGCGCTCAAGAAGGTGCTTCAAGACAAAAATCCTGAGCTTCTAGTAAGGCTCTCTCCAAGGCACTTCGGCAACGAGGAGCTTGCTAAACTTTTCACCTTGGTCAAGAGATTCTTCGTGGACACAGGCCAATTCATCGGCTGGGACGTTCTCAGGAGCAACGTAGCTTCCAAGTGCTCGACGGTGGACAAGCAGCGATACCTGATGGCTTTGCTGGATCAGATCCAGGAACGGGACATCAACGGCTTGACCGACGACATGCTAATGACCGAGCTGACGGACCAGGTGAAGATGCGTCATCTTTTATTGGGACTCCAAGATATCGCCCACGCCGCTGAAGCAAGGGACACGGAGAAGGCCTTCGCTCTTTTTAGCGGGTTGCATGAGCAGATCCTACTGACGGGCGATAACGAGATTTTGAATTCCGACATGCTCACCCTTGCGGGTGCAGATGTTAGCTTCGAGTGGCGCACAACCGGCGTTCCGGACATCGACCGAAGAAATGGGATTTCCCTTGGCTCGCTGGTTCTGATCTGCGGCGACACCGGGACGGGGAAATCGACCCGAGCCCACTCCATCGGCATCCACCAGTACAACAAGTACCGCGAGGGAGTCGCCTACTGGAGCTGGGAGCAGGGCAAGAAAGAGATCATGGCAAGGATCTGGTCCCATGAATCGGACGTGGATCTCGGCAACATTATTTCTGATGAATTGACAAAGGAGGAGCGGGGGAAATTAAGGGCAGCTAAGTTGAAATTTCTCTTCATCAATTCAGATGTGAATTTTGTGGAGGAGAGCCTTGAAGCGGGTTTATCAGAAGAAGAGTTCATCCAGGAAGCGGCTCTGCGATTCGAGCGGAAACCGGAGGGGTTTTATATTTATGACCACGCTCCAAACTTCGATGACCTCTTGGTGGAGATGGAACTGCTGCGGAGCACTAAGGGCGTCCGGATTTATGTTTGTGACTACATCACGATCATCCCGGCTGGTGCAGGGCACCGAGGACTTCAGAGCTGGGAGAGGTACCTGGAGATGTCCAAGGCCTTGAAGACGTTCGCCAGGAGAGGGAACTGCATCGTCATCACGCCGCTGCAGTTCGACTCCAAAGAAGGCAAGATTCGCTTTTCTCAGAACATCATCAACGACGCAGACTTGGCAATCGCGATGGTCACCGACAAGGAGGACCTGGAACTAGGCACGGTCACGAACCAGTTCATGAAATTCAGGAATTACAAAACGATTCCGGGGGAGCCTCTGAGCGACTTCAAGGAGTTGAAAGCTTTTGATAAAGCGAAGTTCACGAAAATTAGTTTTTAGGGAGGAGGGCCTATCACGATTCACCTGATACAAGGCGATTGCCTTGAACTGCTTTCGTCGGTCCCAGACAAAAGCGTTGATATGATTTGTGCGGATCTTCCCTACGGAACGACCCAGTGCAAATGGGACACGATAATCCCGCTGGACCGGCTCTGGCAGCACTACGAACGAGTAATCAAGGATCGAGGAGTGATCGCGCTGCACGCGCAGACTCCTTTCGACAAAGTGCTCGGAGCCAGCAACCTGAAGCTGCTCAGGTACGAATGGATTTGGGAGAAGGGCACGGCAACGGGCCACCTGAATGCGAAGAAAGCTCCGATGAAGGCTCACGAGAACATCCTGATTTTCTACAAGAAGTTGCCAAAATATCACCCGCAGATGACCACGGGGCACAAGCCGGTCAACTCCTATTACACTCGACGGTCGGGCAGTTGTTACGCTGAGGCGGATTCCATTTCCTCCGGAGGAGGGAGCGTGGAAAGGTACCCACGAAGCGTCCTGAGGTTCTCTGTTGAGAAGAACGGGGTTCACCCGACGCAGAAACCGGTTGAGTTGGTGGAATATTTTTTGAGGACCTACACGGATGAAGGTGATCTTGTGCTGGACAACTGTATGGGCTCGGGAACTACAGGGGTCGCCTGCAAGCGCTTGGGTCGAGACTTCATCGGGATGGAGTTGGATGAGAATTATTTTGAAATCGCCAAGAGGCGAATTGAGGAGGCTGCGTGAAAATCTACACCGAAGAGGTTTGGTGCTGCTACAACTGCCCTAATCTGAGCAAAGGTTATGGCTCTGATTATTGTTCTGCGAGTGGAAAGGGCATTCCCAACACGAACGAGATCGCCTGGCACTGCCCACTGCCGGACTTGGAGGAGACCTAGATGCCCTACCCAATAAGATTCTGTCTAACTTCAAGCAGCTTCGGGCTTTCGACCGAGCTAAATTCTTGGACATAAGTTTTTAAAAAGGAGGCCACATGAAAATCTACACCGTCTCAATTTTGAACTGCCTTTTCTGCCCCAGCTGCGAAGTGAGGTCAGGCTTTGAGTACTGCGTGGAAACGGGGGATCGTATCAAGTGGGACGTGTTCCCCGAAGATTGCCCACTGCCTGATCTGGAGGAGACCCAATGCAAATGAGATGTCCTCTCCTGAAATGCGGAGGGACCAAGGATGCAACCGTATGCGTCTACATGTGCAAGACGGGCACGAAGTCGCGCTGTGCGGAGTACTCACGCAAGTACCAGGAACTTCTGAAGTTTCAGCCTGAGGAAAAAATCACGGAGAAGTATGGGGCGCCTGAATTGGTGGTGCCGTTATCACTGAGGAAAAAGAGGAAGAGGAGGGTTGGGATTTGATCACGGATTTACGTGAAGCGATCAAGCACCTGACGTTAGAGGGCTTGATCAAAGAGGAGCTTGCGCTTTGTAAGAGGTGTTCAGGAGTAGGGAGGAACGAGCACAGGGAGTTGGTGGATTACTATCATCACGAGTACCAGATCACCTACTACGAATGCAAAGACTGCAATTCGACCGGAAGAATCTACAAGCAAACCCTGAATCTGACAGGATTCAGGCCATTTAAGGAGGCAGGAGATGGAAATTAAGGAGAAGGTGGTCTGCAAGCGATGTAGCCACTTCGTAACTCCTGGGGAGTGGGACTTCGGAGGCGAGAGGTGCTCCCACCTGTCTTGCTTCGAAGGCACCGGATACGACCCCAGAACTGGCAAGGAGATCCTGAGGCGCGTCGCGGATTACCCGAGTAAAAACCGAAATCTGGATTGCCCGGACTTCAAGAAAAAGTGGTTCTTATTTTAAAGGAGGCAGGAAGTGGAAATTAAAGCTGGAGACAAAGTTAGGATCAAGAGTTGGAAGAAACTGCTGGAGGAGAACTCGGAGTTCCATAACCTTAACAGAGGACCTTCGTTTGTTGATGAGATGCGGGAGTTCTGTGGGGTGGAACTGGCCGTGTTTAAAGTGTGGGAACACGAAGAAGACGAGGATTCTCAAGTCCACACTTGGTTTGAGGCTGAAGATGATGCCTGTGAATTCTACTTCAGTGACTGGATGGTCGAGGAGGTTATCTCGAATGAAGTTTAGTTATTTTTGCAAGAACTGCGGATTCTCAGTACTTTCCAACGACAAAGCCGAGATCAAGCTGGCGAGGCAGATGCACAAGTCTCGCGTCATCACGGACGCTCAAGGCTTCAAGCGGGTCATGCCGAAGTGCATCTTGGTTCCTGTAGGAGATTCTGGGACTGTGGCTCGTCCTGGATTGGCTCACATTCTGGAAGCGCGGAGGGGATATGTTGGTTAAGATCGGGAAGGTCATGAACGACCTCGGGACTTCGATTGTCGCCTGCTGCATCCTCTATGGGATCGCGGGGCTCAGCCTCGGGGTCGGCGCGTTCGGGATGGATTACTTCCTCGCTTCGATGCGAGTAAATTTTGGAGGTTAGGGATGGGCGTTGATTATTTTTCCTGTGTCAGGTGTGGCGAGACGTTCCCGGATTGCGGTTACTTTGAATGCTGCGACTGCGGGAACGTGTGGTGCTCCGATGAGTGTGCTGAGAAGGATGGTTTTGTTCGGGCAGACGAGGACGAAGAAGACCCCTATGCAGAATCCTCCTGCAAATTCTGCCGGAAGGAAGATGTTGTTGACGAGAAGCTCCTGAAGCACTGCCTCAAGATGCTGGAGATCTCCCGAGAGGATGCTGTGGCGAATTACTTTGGCAGGGGCTAACTACAACAAATCCCCAATCGAGCCGCTGGGTTACCTCGGATGGAATCAACATTCAATCTTCAAGCACCACCTCAGAATCCCTCTGCCCTACCTAAGGGTTATAGTTAAAAATTACAGGGACCTCACTGAGGTCCCAATTTTATTACCTGGCTTGATTGAGAAAATCGACCAGCACCTTTGGAGCCTCATGCAAGAATTAGAGTTTTTCGAGAAAAAGCTGAAAGCCTCCGGAGTGCCAGTCCCGTACATCCGGAATGACGAAACTCCGGTCGCTGGGGTCAAGACCGTGAACGCCTACGATTTGATTCTGGGTGCTGTCGGCAAGATCCTGAACAAGCCGCTGGTCCTCTACTTCCACTCGGGGTTTGAATCCGCAGCTCTTCAGGCGGCTTCGAACATTATCAAAGCGGCTATCAAGTCCGGAGTTGATGCGAAGATGGTGAGTTTCGGGAAGCTCCTCGAAGAGATCAAAAAGTGGGATCAGAATAATTACGTAGCAACCACAGCCGACAAAGCGGAGTTGCTTTGCCTGTACATGGTCGGGACGGAGTACACCACCGATTTTTCTCAATCCGTCTTGCAGATGCTGATCCAGCACCGAAGGACGGAAGGCAAGCCGACTTTAGTTTGCTCGCATTTGGACCCTGTGGAGTTCAAGAAGAGGTACTTCGAATTGAACGGGGTTGCTATGAAATGGGAAGATCCGGGGATGATTACGACGGTCGATGAGTTAGTTAAGTATTTGAAGTCTTAGGTTTGGCTGAACAAATTCAGAAGTGAATTAAAAAGGAGGCCGCATGAACCAAATCAAGCAACTCGTTTTAGACGCGGTGATGGGCAAGGCGTTCTTGAGTGTGGAGGACGCCAGGCTGATGGAGGATAAGGGCTTCGCTACTTTCAACGACAAATTTTCCTGGAAGTGGAACAAGGAAGCCCTTGGAGCGCTAAGCACCGAGCAATTGGTGGAGCTGTGGATGAGGGAGGTTTAGGTGAGCGACATCAAGGAAATGCTGGTCGCAGCGGTAATCGGAAGGGGGATGCTGAGCACCACCGACGCAGCGATGCTGGAGGAAAAGCAACTAGCAAAATTCTGTGGGGAAGATGACTGGGAATGGGACAAGCAGGCGCTTGAGAAGCTTGACGCCGAGGAACTTTTTGTCCTCTTTAATCGGCCTGAGTGATGGAAATCCTTGATCTGCTCGAAAGTAGGGGCATCGACTACGAAGCTAAAGGGGGCATGGAGATTTCAATCACCTGTCCTCACCAGCACCTCCACGCAGGCGGAATCGACGGGAGGCCCTCATTCCAGATTAATTTGGAGAAGCAGGTGGGCCACTGCTGGTCTTGTGGATTTAAGCTAAATCAGGCTGGGATGTACCGATGGCTCCTCGGTGAAGAACTGGACGAAATGCAGGAGCTTGGGCTCGGGCTACGAGGAATTTTGTCGAGGCTGAGCAAGACTGAGGAAGTTCCGGTTGTCGAGGAGGCTCCTGAAATATTTTTTCCGAGTGGGGAAATTTGGGACGAAGATTACCGAGGAATTCCTGCTTCCTTCTACCAGGAGATCGGGGCGGTCAAAGTTTTAAGGGGAAGGTATTCGAACCGCCTGGCAGTTCCAATTTACGTTGACGGGAAGCTCGTCGGGGTTGATGCCAGGGCGCTTGGAGATGAGCAGCCTCGCTATTTAAGGAACAAGGGCAGCACCTGTCGGCACAATTGGCTTTTTCCAATTGATTTAGTCAAGAAACAAAAGCCGAAGATGATCCTGCTAGGTGAGGGCTTGTTCCACGCGATCAAGCCCAACTCGATGGGGTTCCCGGCAATTTGTTATTTCGGCGTAAATAACTTCAGCGCTAACAAAATCATGATGCTGCTCTCTACTGGCGCTGAGGAGATTTGCTACGTCGCAGATCCCGACAAAGCTGGGTGCCAAGCGGCTCAGAAGATCTGCGCGGCGTTGACTCCGTGGTTCAAGGTGACGATGGCTGATTTGTCGGTGTACTACGAATCCGGAGACGATCTTGGGGATCTCGATAGGGAAAGGCTGGAGCTTGCTCTGGCAGGCAGAGGCACCATCAAGCTCCCCACCTGTCTCCTCGAAAATTGGGAGTTCAAGATCGAGTTCGGTGCCGAGTGCAAAAAATGGAAATGCCCTTTCAACGCGAAGGGGAAATGTGGAAACGAGTTGTACGAACCGGAGGGATAAAAATTGGATCATTACGAAAAATTTTGTTGTGCGGTGGATTTGCTGGTCGAGGCGAATGAGCAGTTTCGGGAGCGCTTCAAGGACGAAAAGTGGTTCAGTGTGCTAGGGCCTGTGGGTTACGCGATGGATATTGCTACGGTTCATGTGAACCCTAACCGACGTGCAGGCAAGACCGAGTGCATCAAGGACAGAGCGAAGGCAGGGGATCTGATTGTGGTGGGCGGTTACGAGCAAGCCCTTCAGTACTCAGCAACTCCCGCACAGGTGTACTGGACCACAGGAAATCTTCCTTACCCGACTGAAAGATTCAACCGAATCTACGTAGACGAGCCTTGGCTGGTGTTTAAGGATATTCGCGTAGAAGATTTCTACCGTGCCCTCTGCAAAGACGCGCACCAAACTTTCATCTTCCTCGGGAGGAACTAAAATGCTCGACATCGTAGAAGCAACGGAGGGTGCGAGGTATTCCTCGGTGCTTGAAGAGGTTATCCGAGAGCTTGGTGGGGTGGAAATTCTTCGTTGCTCGTATGGCCCTGAAGAAGTGGACATCGACGTGCTCCTGGAGGATGGGAGGGTTTTTTGCTGCGAGTACGACGTAACTGATTGCGCCTGGTGGGACAAGATCGAGTTGAAGTTCGTCAGGGATGAAATGCTGGGGGATTCGATTTGCTATGCGAGCCTAGAAATCTACAAGAGCAAGATGGAGTACTTGCAGCGGATGAGCCGGTTCGGTTGGGAGCCGCTGGCTCACGCCTAAAGGAGACGAAAAATGAAGAAGTACGAAACTCGGCCTAGAACCGGAGTTGAGACTTACCTAGCAGAAACCACCTGCGATCTCTGCGGTGCGGTAGCCAAGCGCGGGAACTGGGAGTCTTCTTCCTGGGAGGTGAACGAAGTCGAGGTAGAAGTGACGGTTCGCCAGAAGGACGGCTCCAGTTATCCGGAGGGAGGCTGGGGCACCGAGTTGAACGTAGACATTTGCCCTAATTGCTTCAAGGACGTGCTGATTCCGTTCCTGCGGAGCAAGGGCGCTCAGATCGAAGAGAAAGCGTGGGATTTCTAAGGAGACGAAAATGAAATGGTGGGAAAATCCTGAGATCAGGAAAATGTACGCGGTGGGTCAGCACATGGCTGGTATCGCAGACGATGGGCAGGTAAACGGCTGGATGCTGGAAGGGCTCTTCGAGACCGAGGAAGAGGCCGTTGAGCACTGCACCGAGGATTACCTTTTCATCGTGCCTCTCCCAGTTGGGATGATGACCGGCTTGGCTGTACCGGACGGGCTGTGGTGGCCTCGCTTGCAGACCAAAGTGGAAGGGCAGGCTCGCCTGGATGAGGGCCGCAAAGACGGCACGTTTATCTGCGACTAAACAAATTCACATCTGAATGGGAGGTAGAAATGGCAGGAGGATTTCATAACATCTGCGCGGTTTGTAACCAGCCGTTCAAGGAGCAGGACAAAGCCGTGGTGAGGGCACTCGTGGTCGTCACAGGCGGTCGCTCGAATCGAAGCAAGTCAGGGGAAGTTATTTCAGGGAAAGTGGCGGTTAGGTTTCGGGTTGGTAGTCGGAAAGAGTTGGTTCACGCAAGTTGCTGGGAGGATGGCGAGGTTTGATCACACCAAGAAAAGCACCAAATAATAAAGTACTGGTCATCTACGACCAGCCACAGCACCAGGACTGGATCGACAGCGGGGTTATCAACAAGTATGGGCTGAAGGATCTGTTGAAGGGCCTCACCGAAGTTGGGATCGAGTTGGAAGATGTTTCGGTCATCTGCCTGTCGGATTACGCAGACGGAAAGGCAGCAGGTTTCAAGGAGAAGGCCGAGTACGTAGACGAGTTCATTGGGTCCTACGCTCCGAACCTCCTGCTCTTCGCTACAGCCAAAGCCTTCGAGCTTTGCATGGGTTCGAAGGGTGCCTCGAAGTTCTACGGCAGGATCATCCAGTGCGAGAAGTACCAGACGAAGGCCCTGACGATTCCACCCTACTCGATGGTGAAGCACAACCCGGACATCGTAGGGACGATCAAGACGTGCTTGGAGTTGGCTAAGAGGGAAATGCAGTTCCCTGAACTGATCGAGGAAGAACGCGAGCCTAGATTTTATACGCTCGTGGACACCATCGAAAAGTTCAGGGCCTTCTACGCCTTCTACAAGGAGAACGTTTTCCGGTACGCACTGGACATTGAGACTTCTGCGCTGCAGTTTAATCAAGGAAAAGTGCTTACGATTCAGTTCTCGCACAAGGCTAACTACGGCTACTGCATTCCGACTCCGGATTACCACGGGAACTGGACCGCGCAAGAGTGGGCCGAAATCGTAACTGGGTGCAACGACCTGATCGACGACGATTCCAGAATGAAGATCGGGGCCAACATCTACTTCGACTTCAAGCACCTCGCGTACAAGTACAAGACCAAGCTCTGCAAGCACAACGTCTACGACGTTTTAATTGCGAGCTTCCTCTGCGACGAGAACAGGGAATCTCACTCGCTGAAGTACTGCGCGGCCACTCTTCTGGATGGCTTCGGGGATTACGATGCCCCGCTGGAGCTTTTCAAGTCCAGGTACTGCAAAGAGCACAAGATCAAGAAAACCGACTTCACCTACGACTTGATCCCGCTGGAAGTCCTGTTCCCTTATAGTTGCATGGACGTGGATGCCTCGATCCAACTTGCGGACTACTTCGACAAGCAGTTGGAGATCGAGGAGCAAGTTGAGGTTTTCAAGGACGTGAGCACCTACGCTTACGCCCTGGCGAGGATCGAGCAGTGTGGCTGGAAGGTGGACCTTCCCGAAGCTGAGCGATACAAAGCCGAGCTTGAGGAAAGGATCGAATCTCTTGGTGAGGAACTCAAGACGTTGCCTGAGATCCAGACGGCGGTTGCTCTTCTGTCCCGAGTCCAGCTTGAGAAGGAGAACGCCAAGCGCAAGAACGCGATCACTGAACTGAAGAAACCTCTGGTTTTCCTCGTGAACAGTGTGAACCACAAGCGGTTCCTCTTCAAGGACGTGCTGAAGTTCCCGCAGATAAAAAAGACGAAGAAGGGCGAGTACTCGACGGACAAAGAGAGCTTCCTGGCTTGGGCCGAACAATTCCCTGATGTTGGTGCCTTGCGGGTCATAAAGGAGATGGAGGGGCTAAAGAAGATGCTCAGCACCTACGTGCTGGCAATCATCAACCGCTCGGTGGACAGCAGGATTCACTGCTCGTTCCGTGTAGCCTCACCAAAGACCGGACGTATAAGCTGCGTAGCCCCTAACATGCAGAACATCGCCATGCACTCCGAGGAAGCACAGAAGCTCAAAAAATGCTTCATCTCAGAAGAGGGAACTTCTCTGGTCGTAGCCGACCTCTCCAACGCTGAGTTGCGGATCACCGCAGCAATCAGCAAGGACCCTGCGATGGTCGAGGGCTTCAAGAACGGGCTCGATCCTCACTCGAATACGGCACGGGAAGTTTTCAAGCTCGACTGCGAAGTCCATGAGGTCAAGGAGAAGTACAACAATTACCGCCAGATCGCCAAGACTTTAGGATTCGCCGCTTTGTATGGAGCCGCTCCTGCCTTGATTGCGAAGAACGCTGGGATCTCCGTTGAAGAGGCCCAGAAGAATCTCGCGGAATATTTCGCGAAGCACTACGGCATCCGCCAGATGCTTCAGGAAAATGTGATGTTCGCTAGGGAGCACGGCTACGCGGTAGCAGTCTCTGGAAGGAAACGGCGGGTTCCTCACATCGACTCCGAGGACGAAGGGCTGCGGGCTAGGGCTGAACGCCAAGCCAACAACTTTATCATCCAGTCGGTAGCCAGTGACGGGATGCTCCAGAGCCTGGTCAACATGTGGGCCGAGATCGACGAGCGTGGGTTGCCCTTCAAAATCATCAACGTCATCCACGATTCGTGTGAGATGGAAGTCCCGGATTCAATGATCTCCGAAGCGCACGAATTCATCGTCAGGCACCTCAGCAGGTGGCCGAAGGGATTGACTGCGGACTTCCCGATGAAGGCTGACGCTGAGGTAGGCAAGACCTGGGCAGACCTGAAGGAGTTCGATCTTGAGTGGGTCGCTTTGGCTGAGAGCGAAGAGGAAGACTCGGAGGAATCTGAGGACGACATGGAGGACGCAGCGTAAATGACTGAGTTCATCTGTGATTGCTGTGATGCCCTCTGCGTCCTGGACGTAGACGACGAAAATCCCGAGCTTCCAGTCTGTTGCCCCTACACAGGACAAGCGGTGTTCTGGGAGCGGATTATGGATGTGATCGTGGAATGCTAAAGGAGGAAGCTTATGGAGGAGAACTTTTAATGAAAGACGTAGTTGGAAACGAATTGAAAGTCGGGCAACAAGTGGTGACGAACGTAAATGGCTACCTGTATTCGCTTTGTGTGGCTGAGATTTTAGGGATTACCCCTCACAAGGTCAAGCTCAAGTCGAGTGTCGAAGAGGATATCTTCTATAAATTCCCCGAGCAGGTAGCGGTGGTTAAGAGGGAGGAACAAATTTGAAAGAGTTCGAAGTTTTTCAGCAAATCCAAGAAACTGCTTCAAGAAACGAGAAGATTGAGATTTTAAAAAGGAACGATTCTCCGAATCTCAGGAAGCTCTTGAGCTTGACCTACAATAAGTTCATCACCTACCGAATCAAGCAGATCGAGTTCCCCTCGTCCTACAACGAGGTTCAGCCTGACATCACGCAGGATCTGGAGGAGCTTCTCCTTCTACTTGCGAAGCATGAAACCGGATCGACTGCTGCGAAGAATATGATCAGAAATCTGATGAAAAAATGTACCGAAACCGGGGCGATGTGGGTTTCGCGGATTGTCACGAGGGATCTGAAAGCGGGTATTGATGAATCCACGATCAATGCCGCGTTTCCCAAATTGATTCCGACGTTCGACGTGATGCTCGCCCAGCCGATCTACAAAGGAGGCAAGACGCCGAAGAATCTCTGGCCTACGTTGAAGTATCCCGTTTTAGTAGAAGAGAAGCTCGACGGCCTTCGCTGTATCGCGGTCTGCAAAGACGAGAAGGTGACGTTTTTTAGTAGGGAAGGGCATGAATTCGATGAGCGCGGAGTGATCGCTGCGGAGATCCTGAAGTTGAGACCCGGAACGGATTTTGTTCTCGACGGGGAAATTCTCGCGAAGAGGTTCAATCCGGACAACAAAACTTTCTTGAAGTGCAAGGACGGGAACTGGGTGTACGAGGGAGGCAAAGCTCTGCTCAAGAACGAAGCCACGACTGCTGCCGAAGTGAGGGAGTACCTTGGATTTTTTTGCTGGGATTTGTTGCCCGTCGAAACCTTCTTTGAGCAGAAGAAGTCGGCGCCTCTTTCAGACAGAAAGCTCGAACTGTCCTCCCTCTTCGAGCGCCAGGAGCAGCCCTTCAACAACCTGATCCTGCTGCCGAACGCTATCGCGAATAACGAAGCAGAATTGAAGGAGCTTTTCCACCGCGTTAGGACGAAAGGCGGCGAGAAGTATTCAGTTCTGAATTCCAAGGGGAAGGAGGTGGAGTATTCGTGTGGCCCTGGCGAGGGATTAATTGTCAAGGAGATGGAAGGGCCTTACGACTTCGGAAGGTCAAGGCGGTGGCTCAAGGTCAAGGAGTTTTTCACCCTAGACCTGAGAATCGTAGGAGCCTACGAAGGCGAGGGCAAGTACCAAGGAATGCTCGGCGGCGTCAAAATGGCGTCGGACTGCGGGACTATCAAGACTGACTGCGGAACTGGATTTGATGACGCTCAACGCTACGAAATGTGGGTGGAGCATTTGTGTGGGCGCCTCGTAGGTTTAATAGGCGAGGTCTCAGGCCAGGAAGTTACGGCTGATGGCTCGTTGAGGTTCCCTGTGTGGCTGCGGCTGCGGGATGACAAAACAAGCACGAATATCGAGGGCTAGAAAATGAATCTCTGTAAAATTGGTTGGCATGACTGGGAGGTTCTGAATGACGCACCATTGCTCTGGGAATTGGTAGGTAATTTCTTGACCCGCGAGGGTTTTGGTGGGCAGCAAAAAAAGGATGGTTGGTTTTATTGGAAAAGGGAGTCCGACGAAATTGTGCTCTTCGAGTTCCTACCGTTTCACGGTGGGTTGTCTCGGGCGATCCCCAGTTCACCAGAATCCAAAGTCTGCCTCCGCTGTGGCAAGACCCACAAGAATTACTCGGAAGAAAAGGTGATCGCGAAGGTCCACGAATTGGTGCTGGAAAAGGAGGCTGAATTGGCAAGAAGGAAGAAAGCTGAGGAAATGCTGGGGAGGTCCAATTGAAAAAACGAATCCTCCTTGTGGACTTCGCCAACTCCTTCTTCAGCCAGTACCATTTCAAGAACCCGGACAAAGCCTGGAGCTTCCTCAGCGACATCAAAAAGATCGTCGAGCAGTTCAAGGTCCACAAAGTTGTGTTCGCGTGCGAGGGCGGGAAATCCAAGTACCGCCTGGGCATCTACGAAGGCTACAAGGCGAACCGAGAGGAAACCAGGAAAAAATGGGACGCGGCTGAACTCGCTCGCTACGCTCGATTCAGGAACGAGGAGATGCCCGACTGCGTTGACCTCGCGAGGAAAATGGGGATTCCCTGCCTCTCGGTCAAAGGGGTGGAGGCTGACGACGTGATCAGCTTCGTGGTTCGCCACGTTGACCTCGAAGAATTCGATGTGATGGTCCTGAGCACCGACGCGGACATGCTACAACTCCTCCGTCCCGGAGTGGCACAAGCGGGCTACGCAAAGCCCATGATTATGCCCTTGAGCCAAGGCGAGAAGATCCCGCCCAAACTCTGGTTGAACCTGAAGGCCTTCCAGGAGCAGTACGAGATCGAGCCTTGGCAGTTCGCTCACGTAAAATCTTTGTCGGGTGACACCTCCGATGGTTACTGGACCGTGAAAGGCCTCGGGGAAACCTTCGCCCTGAAGATGATTCGCCAATGTGGGACCATGCAGGAAGTCGAGAAGCAATTGGACTCGCTTCAAATTTCGAGGATGCCTGCGAAGGTGAAGGAAGGGCTCAAGGAGAATTTCGAGACGGCCTACAGGAACCTGAAGCTGGCTGACCTTCACCACACGCCTGAAGTCGAGATGGAGATTTTTGGAGTCGAGGGGATCGTGTACCTGAAGGAGAATCTGGAGGATTTCGGGAACCCTAATTCTCCTGACGTTCACGAAGTCAAGGAATGGCTCCTCGAATGTGGAAAAGTCGCTGCTGCAGAAAAAGCTGACTTCTGGCTCCAGCCCTTCTCAGGGAGGTTCTAATTGTCCGAAATAACCCTAACCGACGAGCAAGCTGGCGCTGTCACCGCGATTAAAACTTGGTTCGAGTCCATCGACTCCACATCCAAAACCTTCGTCCTTGGTGGTTACGCAGGCACCGGCAAAACGACGCTAGTAAATTTCATCGTCGATGATCTCAAGCTAGAAGAGCACGACATCCGCCACGTCGCCTACACAGGCAAAGCGGCGATGGTCCTTCGTAAAAAAGGCTTGCCAGCTACGACGATCCACGGGTTGATTTACCGGCCCCGAATTGACGATCAAGGAAAAGTCACGTTTTGCCGAAGGTCCTTCGTGGAACTAGAAAAGGTCAAGCTGATCATCTGCGATGAGTCCTCAATGGTGAGTAGCACGATCAAGTTGGATCTGGAAAGCTACGGGATTCCGGTACTTTACATCGGTGATCACTTTCAGCTTCCTCCTGTGTCCAAGGATCAGGCGAACCTGATGCTCAACCCAGATTATCGACTGGAGACGATCCACCGCCAGGCGATGGACAACCCGATTATTCGCCTGGCTCACTCGATCCGGATTGGGGAGGACATCGGGTACGGGAGGCACGGAGATACGTGCTTCGTGATCCCGTGGTTCCGCGTGGCTGATGAATTTTTATTGAGCGCTGATCAGGTGATCTGCGGGTTCAACAATACTAGAAGGAAATTAAACGAGGAAATCAGGGGATTACTCGGATTTAAAGGCGATCTCCCTGCACCCGGCGATAAGCTCATCTGTCTGAAAAATAATAACGAGATGGGGCTCGTCAACGGGATGCTCGGGACGTGCGTTAATTATGACTCGGTTGGTCGCTACCTGGACTTCACGAACGACGACGGGGTTGCCTACGAATGTCTCGATATCGACGATCAGGTTTTCCTTGGTGGTTCTGTATATTACCAGCGAGGCATCGAGCAGTTCGACTTCGGCTACGCATTGACCTGCCACAAATTTCAGGGCTCAGAGGCGCCGAAAATTATGGTCTTTGAGGAATTGTTCGGGAACGATGAGGAAATGCACCGTCGCTGGCGCTACACCGCGTATACGCGTGCTTCAGAAAAATTGATGATCGTCAAATAAATATTCAGATGTGAATTTTTTGCTTGACATTTAGGCCGAAGTAGATTATTGTGAATTTCAAGTCCATGTGGTCCCCGGTTACACAGTAGTGCTGTGCATAGCCGCAAACTAGGTGCAGAAGTTGTGAGGAGCCCCTCGGCTAGGAGGGGGCTCCTCTTTTTCACCAGAAAGTATTCAGAAGTGAATTTTTAGCTTGACAATAATTCAGAAATGAATTAGGATTCAAATATGGATTGAAGACAAAACAAAAGGAGGATCAGATGTTCAACGATTTCAAGGTAGCGGTTCAAAAGCAGTTCGATGTGATGAAGCAGCACGAGCTTTTTCGCGCCGAGGTTTCCAAGGATCTTCTCTGGGAGACCTACCTCAGCAGCTTCCCAGAAGGCACCGATCCGATCTACAAAGAACGCACGGAGCACGATTGCACCTGCTGTCGATCCTTTATCAGAGCGGTTGGCGACGTAGTTGCCATCATCGACGGGAAAGTGGTCAGTATCTGGGACGCCCAGCCCGGCGGCTTCTATCAGGTAGTTTCGGACGCGCTTTCCACTCTGGTTAAATCCAGCGAAATCAGCAACATCTTCCTCCACCCTGAGTCCGTAGCCGGGGTTGACAAAAACTTCCAGCAGACGGATTCGGGAGAAATGCTTACCTGGGAGCACTTCTACATCAAGATCCCGACCGACCGAGTGGTCAAAGGGCTCGACATCGGCGCCAGACTGTCTGAGTCCAGGAGCACCAAGGACGTTTTCCTGAGGAGCCTCAAGGAAATCTCTCTGGATTCCATCGACACAGTGCTGGAGCTGATCGCGCAGAATTCGCTGTACCGGGGCGAGGAACACAAGTTCGCGGTGGAGAGCTTCTTGAAGCTGAAGAAGGAATTCGCCAAGCTTCCGGCTTCGCAGCACGACATCTTCTGCTGGTCGCGGGTGAAGAGCGTGCCCCAGTCTGTCTCCAAAATTCGAGGCACGGTCATCGGGACTTTGCTGGTGGATCTCTCCGAAGGCAAGGACCTGGAGCCGTCTGTAGGATCGTTCGAGGCAAAGGTGGCGCCTAGCAACTACAAGCGCCCCAGCGCTCTGATCACCAAGGGCATGATCGAGAAGGCGCAGAGGACAATCGAGGAACTCGGGTTAACCTCTGCCCTCCAGCGCAGGTACGCGGTCATGGAAGACATCACCGTGAACAACATCCTGTTCGCCAACAGGGAATCCAAGCAGCGGATGACTAATGTGTTCGAGGAGTTGGCTGGGGCTGTTCCCGAGAACATGAAAAGTTTCGACCGAGTTGAAGAAATCGGGATCGCAGAATTTATCTCCAATGTTCTACCGAAGGTGGAGTCGTTGGAGATCCTGCTTGAGAACAAGCACGCCGGGAACATGGTCAGCCTGATCGCTCCCATCGACTCTGACGCCAAGGGCATGTTCAAGTGGCCGAACAACTTCTCGTGGTCGTACACAGGCGACATGACGGACTCGATCAAGGAGCGCGTCAAGAAGGCTGGTGGGAAGGTCGAAGGCGACCTCTGCTGCAGGCTGGCGTGGAACAATACCGACGACCTCGACTTCCACATGATCGAGCCGAACGGCCACAAGATCTACTACTCGAACCGCCGCAGGCTATCTCCGAATGGTGGGTGCCTCGACCTGGACGCAAACGGCGCAGACGGGATGAGGACCGATCCTGCGGAGAATATTTACTACTCCGACAAGCGCCAGATGCGCGAGGGCGTTTATACGCTGATGGTCCACCAGTTCTCCCAGCGCAACAGCGACAACTTCGGTTTCGAAGTCGAGATCGAGTTCGCTGGGACCACCTACAACTTCGCGTACCCCAAGGTGATGCACCCCAGGGATTATGTCGAAGTCGCCCAGATCAAGTACAGCCACAAGGACGGATTCGAGATCGTCAAGTCGCTGCCTTCTTCGCAGACATCGAAGGTCGTATGGGGCCTCCCGACGCAGACCTTCCACAAGGTCAACGTCCTCATGCACTCCCCGAACCACTGGGACGGGCATGGCGTAGGAAACAAGCACTTCTTCTTCATGCTCGACAAGTGCGTGAACGAAGGCAAGGCGCGGGGCTTCTACAACGAGTTCCTGAACGAGGAACTGAACGCGCACCGGAAGGTCTTCGAGGTCGTAGGCTCCAAGATGAAGGTCGAGGAGTCCGAGAACCAACTCAGTGGAATCGGGTTCTCCTCAACGCAGCGCAGCAGCGTACTTTGCAGAGTCAAGGGTAGCTTCACCCGCACCCTCAAAATCAACTTCTAGGAGGAAGAAAAATGTTCGAAAAAGCCAGCAGGATGAAAATTCGTTTCGAGTCTCCCAAGGGCAACCTCAGCACCGAGGACCTGTGGGACCTCCCGCTCACCGCAGTCAACAACGGCGCCTGCCTCGACAACATCGCCAAGGACCTGCATCGCAAGCTGAAGGACAGCGACACCGAGAGCTTCGTCGTCAAGAGCAAAAACCTCGACGCCGTGCTCCAACTCAAGTTCGAGGTCATCAAGCGCGTGATAGAAGTCAGACTGAACGAGGCCGAGGCTGCAGAGAAGGTCAAGGAGTCCAAGGAGAAGAAGCAGAAGCTCATGTCGATCATCGCGCAGAAGGAAGACGAGAAGCTCCTAGGTGCATCCCTTGAGCAGCTTAGGGCGATGGTAGATGCGCTGTAGTTTTGATCGGAGCCCTCCCAAAGAGGGCTCCTCTTTTCCACCAACAATTCACAAATGAATTTAAAAAATCAGGGAGGGAACCCAACTATCTCAAATTATTTAAGGAAAATCTCAAAATGGCAAAAGCAACTGAAAAAACTAACGCAGCAACAGTGAACCTCGCAGACCTTTTTGAAGGCATGACTCCAGAGGAGATCAGGGAAATTCTTGGTGCGACCGGGCAGGCCACCAACACTTCGTTCGATAAGACCCCGACTCTCAAAGTCAACAAGTACCCGATCAAGGACACCAAAGGCAACACCGTCCCGATGGGGAACTTTGTCTACAACCAGATCACGAAGCAAGAAGGCAAGAACACGATTATCGAGGACATCGGCATCGACTGCGGAGCCAATCCTGAGATCACCATCGTGAAATTCGGGACCAAGTTCTCGTTCTTCCCGGACTCTGAGAAAGTCAAGGACGCCAAGAAGCACATCTGCCAGAGCCAACTCGTGCTCGATCCAGGCGAGAAAGCCGTAGGTGACAACTTGGGCCACGAGTGCATGTCCAGAACCTGCCCGCGTCGTGCGAAGAACGTGCTCAAGGACGAAAAGTGTACGTGTCAATATCAGGTTTTCGTGCAGGTCAAGGTAGGTGAGGAGACCAAAGGGGCGATCATGTACTTCAAGGGTACCAGCTTCCTGCCCTTCAAACAGTACCTGGACTCGGCGGGGAAATTTCCCCTCTACTTCTTCCCGACCCTCTTGACCACCGAGCAGCAGATCAACGGCACCAACGTCTACTGGATCATCACTCCGGTTCTCCAGAAGGATCGCCCGTATCCCCTCGAAGAGCGCAAGCTGCTGACCGAGACCGTTAAGGCGGTTGACGAGTCCGTAAGGGGCTTCGAGTCCCAGCGCAAGTTGATCTCGGCTACCCGCAAGGAAGAAGCGCAGAAATCTCTTCCTCCCGGAATGAGCATCGAGGGTAAAGGGGCTGGCAATTCTGGTGGCCTGGGTGCAGGAGCACAAGACGCCGACTTCGACAACATCGTATTCTAAAAAGTGAGCAACTCCGCAGGTATAGGCCCTCCCTGGCCTGCGGAGTTGTTCTGGAGACAAAATGAAATCAGTAAAAGTTATCAGCTACAAGCAGATCCCTGTGCGAATCCCAACCGTACCGACTATTGTTGCTTGGCTCCTCCTGGACCGGCTACAGGCAGCAGGTTGGGTCTGGGGAGTTGTAGGGACGATGTTCGCCCTGATTTGGATCAGCTCAGTGACCACGTTCTTCATGCAGGAGACCGTGGACGTGATTAAGGACTAAAACCAAAAACTAAAAGGAGAATAAATTGTTCCTCAAATGTAAAACCATCGACCAAATCATGGGTACCTTCCAGAAGGCCATCCGTGAACTTGAGGCCCATTCCTCGAAGCACGACACTGCCGCAGAAGGCATCGAAGCCAAGATTTCGGATCTGATGAATGCTCGCGAGAAGCACCTTGGTGAAAGTCTGGAAGCAACCAGGCTCGCTGAGAAAATGAAGCAGGCGTTTCTGTAGGAAATAACCCCGCTCACTTTTCTCCCTCAGAACAGGAGGTGTAGACGCGGACGAGTAGCACGTCATTGAGGGCATGGCCTTATTTGGCTAAGGCTGGTAGCTGGTACAGCGAAGTTGGAGCGCAAGCCTCTGAGGTGCCTAGTTGCTAGGCGCTTGAAGCTCAAACCTGTGTTCTCGGTGGTTGTACCCAAGCCTAACATGAGCGACCTGAAACGTGTGAAAGGGGAGGAGCCTGTACTCTACGGTAGTTATTCAGGCAGCGCTGGCAGACCGCGTGGAAGTCTGCTCCAGAGACCTGCTGGTTATGGGGATAGCTCAACGACCTTCCGGTGCAGTTGAGTAGTAATGAGGGAACCGGAAATCTACGTCCCGTGAGGGACACTTATGGCGCCTCGGAAACTTAAGCGTCTTAGCAGGCGAAAGTCCGAGGCCAACCACCACACTCCAGAGGTGGCCGGTAGACGTGCTGGGTGAGTCAGGAGTAGGCGTGGTCCCGGCCTCATACGGGACACTAATTTAAGCCGCTGTAGTTCAAATGGAAGAACGCTTGGCTTGTAACCAAGATGTTGCGGGTTCGATTCCTGTCAGTGGCTCCACGAGTTAAGGAGATCCAAAATGAACGAAGAATTCAAAATTTATCACCTAGCAATCAACCCGGAGCGACTCAAAGAGGCTCGCGCCTACGTGCTTGATCGTCTCTGCGGCCTTCGCAATTTCGACGAGATCGACACCGATGCCCTCGAAGAGATTGATCTGATCCTCCACGGCATTGCCTGTGAAGCCAACGAGGAGTACGGGATGGACACCTTGTTCGGATGCGACAAGGACCCGGAAGACGAGGTGGCCTAAATGAGATTCATCGCAGAAGCCGCTTCGACTGAAGTTGACTTGAGGCAAGAAAGATTCGCGCCCGAAGCTCTCTACCAGATGGCTGAGGCCATACAAGGGAAGGAGATTCCGATTCTTGGGGATTTCAATCAGCACCTCAATGTTGGATTTGTGGACTCCGCGAAGGTCGTGGATAACAAGCTGATAATTGAAGGGGATATCCTTGGCTCTTACGTGCCCAAATCCAGAACGGAAGGCTACGTGGTTCCTGGGTATCAGGTTCGAGAAAATAGCCATTCCCTGTTCAAGGGATGTAGATTTATTAGCACCGACGTGAAGCTGGTCTGCTTCGGCCTCACCGACAAGCCTAGCGATTCGAGCCTGACACCCTTGAGGGAAATGGAGTTCAAGAAATGCGTCGTAGGGTAACCAACGAATATGAAGAAATTAATGACAAAACTACGGAACTAACGATAAAAGGGCGAAATCATATAGCGGTAGTTCTGGTAGACACGGAAGATGTTGCTCGACTAAAAGAGTGTGGGCTGCATTGGTGTTTAACGGTACGCGGCGGCTATGTAGTCGTGTATGGCAAGGTGTCGGGTACCAGTAGTCGTGTTGTCATGTCAAGATTTTTGTTAGACGCACCAAAAGGCTTCGACGTAGACCACATTAACCACAACCCGTGTGACAACAGGAAGAGCAACTTGAGGTTGGCAACAAAATCTGAAAATGGACAGAACAGAAAAGGTGCCACTAAAAGAAGTAAGTCAGGGGTGCGTGGGGTGTCCCAATGTGCTAGATCTGGCAAATGGACGGTCCGAGTCAAGGAGCCAGGAGGAGGCCCTTATATGTACTTCGGAAGATTTGACACAATTGCGGAAGCAGAGGTTGTAGCCAAGAAAGCCAGAAGTGTTCATCAACCTTTTAGCGAGGAGGCGCTAGTTGCCTAAAAAATTTATCTGTACCGCAGATTGGCACATCTGGCTCAGGCGAGAGGCTCCTACAACCTGGCAAATCGAACGCTATTTTTGCCTCTTCGACTATTTAATTGAAGCCTGCCTTCACCATCACGCAGAGCTTATTGTCGCAGGTGATGTTTTTGAGAGATGTGAGCCTGACCTAGATGAGCAGGAGCTTGCATTAATTTTCTTCAGAATGTGTCGTGAGGCGGGGGTCGAAGTTTACTTAGTCTCCGGGAATCATTGTACGATTGGGCCTGGCAAGGATACCTTCAAGCACCTAGACATGGGCAAGGACAAAACGATCCAAGTTAATTACAGAAGCACCGATTGGAGTGCTCATTTTCCTGACGACCGTTTCTCGCTCCACTTCATGAACCACTGCAACCTGCCAAAGGAAATTCCACCCGCAGGAGTCCAGTTCGAGTTTCAAGAAGGGCACACAAACATCCTGATCTCGCATTTCCGCTGCAACTACAATCAGTTCGTCAAGGAGGAAATTGATGTCGATCATTTGCTGGAGCCTTTCGATCTTGCGGTCGTAGGGGACATTCACAGCAGGTACGAACTAGGCAAGCTAGTCTACACGAACCACCCGATCAACAAGGAGTTTCAATCCTCGGTCGATACCGGAGTTCTCCTCCTGACCATTGACAAAGGCACCGCGAAGTACGAGCGTCTAGCCACAAATTTGCCTTCACTAATTCAGATCCGAATTCGAGCGGATGAAGAATTCCCCGCTCTGAACGACACCGACTTCTACCGGATCGAGGTCACTGGCACCGTTCCTGAGTTGAAGACCATCTCAGCGCCTCAGGCCAACGTCAAGCTGGTGAAGGTTCCTGAAGCTTTGCAGGTTCTGGTTCAGGAAAATGGAGAGCAGGAAGAAATTGCCAACCGGTCGCTCGACGAGGAACTGGCTTTGTACCTTGGCGAGCTTGGGTACGACGAAAATAAAATCGACCGGATGATGACGGTCTGGAAGGAGGCAGCTTGAAACTCAAAGATTTATTCGATATCGACGGCTCACTCAACAAGCCCAACAGAACGATCTCACTCCGTTTAAGGCTCTTCGGCATCGACGTTGAGTTCTCCCTGATGGGCTACCTGGATGATATGGTTTTCCCCTTCATGTTCCTCCCGTCGCTCCGAGGGTTCGCCTTCCAGACGCTTTTCGTCGGCCTCTTCATCGGCAGGTACCAAGACGAAGTATTGTACCCTCCAAGCCGGAGCATGGAGGAAGAGGAGTGGTAGTCAATTTCACCCGAGTCGTTGCCAGAGACTGCTTCGCCTACAAGTACCTCGACTTCAGGTTCGAGAATGGGATTCACTCGGTCATCGGGAACAACGGCGCCAGCAAGACGAGCCTTTTCCTGACGTTGATCCAGGGCCTCTTCAACCAGAACCCGAAGGGCACCAAGATCGCTGACGTGAATAACGAGATCACGGGCCAGCCCTACGAGATTGAAATCTGGTTCACCAAGGGCGCTTCCGAGTGGCACGTCAAGAACTCGAAGAAAACCGGCGAGATCGAGATTTATGAAGAGGTCAACGGAGCGAAGCACAAGCGGCATCTGAAAAGAATCCCGGACAATCTGAAGTTCATCGAAGAGGTCCTCGAAACCGACTATTCGACTTTCGTGGACCTCGTCTACCAGAGCCCTAAAAGCTCCCTGAATCTTCTCGAATCCTCCTCAGACGGAGAGAGGAAAAAATTCATCTCCCGCGTTAATCGCCTGGATGAACTCGACGCAGAATTCGACCGGATGAAGGAGAAGGAAAAGGGCCTCGCAGGAAAGCACGGCAAGATTCTGATGCTCCAGAAAAACATCGAGTTGATGGAGCAGGGCGTGGTTCATCCTCAGCCTGAACTGGAGGAAGTCGAGGTTGCTGAGCTTGAATCCAAACTGAAGCTGCTTTGGGTTGAAGTTGATAGTTTGAAAGCGCAGCAATTGGAACTTTCCAGGGACCGCTTGGAACTTGCGGAGAAGCTGAAAACAGCCGAGGCGAACCAAGCAACCCAGAGCAAGATTCAGGAACTTGAGAAGGAACTGAAGGATTTCCAAGTTCCTGCCTTAGCCAAGGAGGACGCACAAAGCAGAGCAACTAAGCTTCAGGAAGAACTCAGAACCACGGAGTCTTTGCTGCAAGAGGCTCAAGGGGTCTTGGCTAGGTACCAAAGTGCCAAGCCGCAGATTGACCGGCTGGTTCCCTTGAGGGAGGAGCTGGCTGGATTGGAGACTCCTGAAGTTGAACTGGAGTTCGCTGAGGAGCAGATCAGCAAAATCGAAAATCTCCGGACGAAGACCCAGGCGAACGTAAGCCAGCGCGAGACCGAACGACTGAGCCTTCAAAAATCATCTGAATCTGGCGCCTGTCCTACCTGTGGTCATGGAGTTGACCCGACGCAGTTCGAAGGACAAATCGCGGAGCTTTTCAGCCAGATCGAAACCGGCTACGAGATCCTGAACAAGTGCTCCGATTCCCTCTCGAAGTACCGAGCCGTTCAAAAGGCTTGGCAGGAAATCACCAGGAAAACGCAGGAGCTTGAAAAGCTCGAAGCCAATCCTGACACCAAGATCGACGGGAACCAGGCTCAGCTTGATGTCAGCACATTCGCAGATCGCAAACGGCGAATCTCGGAGAATCTCCAGGAAGCCGTTGGGATCGGGATGGAGCACCTGCTGTTCGAGCAGAAGCAGAACGAGTTGAACCGGTTGAGGGCTGAAGTTGGTCCTGTGGTCGAGGCTGATCCTCTGGTTCTGGCTGGGCTTGACCTGAAGCTGGGCGAAGTCGCTTCGCAGTTGATTTCAGTAAAAAACGAGGTTTCCCAAATTGATACTGAAGTCACCAAGGCGAAGGACCACAATGCTTTATCAAGAGCCCGGAAGGAACTCAACCGCCAAGTCGAGGAAAACAACCGCGACCTTTTATTGAGGTTAGCCGCCTCAAGAAATGAGTTGTCCAACGCAGAAAGCACCTTGGAGGACATCAGGAATTGGTTGGGAATCCTCGGGCCGAAAGGCTACCGAGTCAGGAAAATCGACAGGTTCTTGAGGAGTTTCAACATCCTGATCCGAAAATATTCGGAGATGATCACCTCGGGCAGAATCGCGTGCGTATTCTATCTCGATGAAGACGGCGAGGTCCAATTCACGGTCACCGATTCCCACAAGACGGTCAAGTGGGCGAACTGGTCGGAGGGCGAGAAGGCGCGAGTCAAGATGTCCTGCCTCTTCGCTACGTTGGAAATTTTGGAAGCCACGGGCTCCTCTTCCTTCAACGTTCTCTGCCTCGATGAAATCTTCGGGTCGTTGGATGAAGAGGGGAAGGCTGGACTTTTTGCGGTGCTGGATCATCTGAGAGGCCAGAACAAGGCTCTATTCACCATAGCCCACAGCGAGTTGGCCTTGGCGATGACCTACGACAGCGTGATCAGAGCAACTAAACACGAGGACGGAACGACATCAATTCAGCAATAGGAGGAGTATTTGAAGGTAGGAACTAAATCTTTATTGTTCGGAGTGCATCTCTGGTGGTGGCATCCTTTTGTTGTGGCCTTGGCGTGGTGGAAGCTCTATGGGTTCCCGTGGGACCCGCGCCTGTGGGTGGCGTTCCTGGTACATGATTGGGGCTACTGGGGCTGTCCTGAGATGGATGGTCCTAAAGGAGAACTTCATCCCTATGCTGGGGCTAAGATTATGCACTGGTTGTTTGATTACCACCATAAGGATCTCTGGAGTTGGAATCCTCTACGTTTCTTGCGGTATTTGTCTGGTAATTACGACGGTGCTCGTTGGTACTTCTTCTGCTTAAACCATTCACGGTTCTTAGCTAAAAGAAACGGTGATGAGCCCTCCAGGTTATGTATGGCCGATAAGTTGGCAGTGGCCTTGGAGCCTTGGTGGTTGTACCTACCAAGGGCTTGGGCATCTGGTGAACTGAAAGAATATATGCGGAGTTCTGCGCCAGATGGAAAGCACGGCCACATGAACCTCAATCAAGTGACTGCAAAGGGCTGGTACCAGTCGGTACAGCGGTACCTTCTGGATTACGCGCAGGAGCACAAGGATGGTAAAAAGGATAACGTAACGCAGATCTCGCCTATGGAGAGGTATACGGGAAAAATCGGAGTCTGATGAAAATCGAACTTTCCAACATCGAAGAAGTTTTGAACTTCAGGAATTCGCTAGTAGAACTCAGGTCACCCAAGGAAAAGAGAAAGCAATTCGCTGCGGGGGTCCTGAAGCTCCCAGAAGAATCCGAATGGCTCCTCACGTTCGCCTGCTGGTTCTGTATGTCGAATTTTCGGTTCAAGGCCATCGACGAATCCAGGTACCACTCAGTCCCGGAACTAGAAATCTCCGAAGCGAGCTTTGAGGGTTTTCTGGAAGTCGTCAGGTTCTTCAACCGGAAAGCTGTGACCTGCACGAGGGAGTCGGAGTTAATTCGATTTCTAGCGAAGACCTGTAAAATCGACAGGGAATTTTATTTAGCCCTAGTTTCAAAAAGTTTTACCAAAGGATTGCCCGTCATGGAGATTCAGACCTCGCTCGACCTTGGTGTGGTTAACACCTTCGAAATTTATAAGGCACCTGAGGCCCTCCAGACAAGCTTCGCTGCGTTGAACTACCCGGTCGCTATCTCCGCTGTCATGGCTGATGATATGAGGCTAGGGGTGGTCTCTAGGGAGCCTAGATCAAGTAGGTCGTTTATGTGCGATGCAGGAAAATTGGTTCCTGTGAAACCACTTCTGCCGGTTGATCTTCAGTACATCGGCACTCCACGATTTACCCTGACGGGCTACGCGGGGCGGGTGTCCTCAGGAAGGATCGTGTTTCACCCAGTTGATTACTTCGACAATCTGAAGGAGTTTGCCTTGACCCTCAACGGCAACCCCACAACCCCGTTTCCCGAGCGAGTAGAGAAGCTGCGAAAATTTCAGGATAACAACCTACTCACGCAGATCACGCCCAATTATGTGGGCCTCGCATTTCAGGAAGAGGAAGTTTTGGGCGAAGTCGTCAAGGTCATGGAGCACTCGGATTGCGAGTACCTCACTCTGACCGACCAGGATACCGCCAGAACCGGCGAGTCTCATGTGGTCGAGGTCAGGGTGACCGTGGGAATCGTCGAACGATTCTGGCACGTAGGTGGGAACGCCAAAGGGTTTTTAGTTTGGTTCAACGGGGATCTCTTCCGGGTAGCTTTCAGCTTCGCGGGGAGGGACAACGCCCTACTCAACAACATCAAGCCGGTGAAGGGCAAACTCTTGGAATTCCTCTACTTGAAAGTGGGAGGGACTAAGATTGGCGTTGGCAGGAAAATCCTCTGGGACAAGGCCCCTTGGCGCAGATACAGGCTGCACGGAAAACACACCCGAGTTGAAAAATGTACCCTTTGCGGAGGCACGAATGCTCCGTCGCACGGCGCGGGGATCTGCTCCATCTGCGACAAAAGCATGAGGTATTATTTTTCGCACAACGGAGTTGGGAACTGGATCGTAGCTAAGGGCGTGATGACCAAGAAGCGGCGGAAATCGTCGTGGGAACCTGAGATGCTTGAGATGGTCCCTTATCATTATAAGGGGCACCGGATCGAAGCAAGAGAAGACGGATGCTGGCGATTTTTGCCAGTTGAAACGGGAAAAGGAGATGAAGATGAAAGTGGAAGTGACGAGGGAGGAAGCGGAGTTCAAGCCGATTATGGTGAACTTCGTGATTGAGAGCAGGGAAGAACTGGAGCGTATCTACGGCGACTTCACTGAAATCGGAAAAGGTAACTGCGTCACCAAGCAAGGAACCACGTGGAGTGTCACCGACAACCTTTGTGGGGACATCGCAGACCAACTGAAGGCATACCTTGAAGATTAGTCTGCCCCTGACAGTGACCATCCCGAGGAAGACGAAGGATGGGCCGAAGTATTACTTGACCCTCAACAATTACCGCAACTGGCAGCACCATGAGAGCAACGCGCTGAAGATCCTGTACAAGGAAATCGTAGCTAAGGCAGTCGAGAAGGCCGAAGGTGACCTAGGCAAGCCACCGTACAAATTCACCTACACGATTTTCTACTCGACGAAGCGGCTGTTCGATCTGGCGAACATCGGGGCGGTGGTTCAGAAATTCGCAGACGACGCGCTGATTGAACTGAAACTCCTGGAGGACGACAATTATACGTTCATCCCTCAGATCGAGTACAAGTTCGGCGGAATCGACAAGGAAAACCCAAGGGCGGAACTTATTATTTCTGAATTTCGCCCAGATGAATTCACATCTGAATAGGAGTCAAATTGAGTAGTTACACGAAAGAACAGCTCCTCGAATTGCTAGGTCAGTTCGAAGAGAGGCACGACAAGATGCCCACTCGAAGAGAAATGCGCGCGGAATTCGGAGTTACCGAGGACCCCTTCATGCGCGTCTTCGGCGGGTGGAGCGCTGCGAAAGAGGAGTACTTGGGGAAGAAGTCGGACAAGGGCTGGAGCACTTCCTTGGTCATCCCCGATGCTCACGTGGGTCCGGGCCAGGATCTTACCCGATTCGAGAAGGCGGGTCAGCTTATGGCTGAACGCAGGCCGGATCGAGTAATCACCTTGGGGGATTGGGTCAGCCTTGAATCCTTGAGTAACTGGGACCTGACCAAATCCGGAGTCATGGAGGGGCGCAGGTACAAAGAGGACATGGAAGCGGGGAAGGAGGCACTTCGACTTTTGCTGGAGCCCAGCAAGAAGATCGCGGGTTACCGCCCGGAAGTGGTCTTCATAAAAGGCAACCATTGTTCCAGGCTAGACCGTTACCTCGAAACCAAGCCTGAACTGAAAGAGCACCTAGACCTTGTGAAGGACCTTGGGCTTCCTGAGTTGGGCGTTACTTCCGTGGTGGAGTACCGAGAGAACATCGAGATCGAAGGCGTTCTCTTTACGCACGCACCCCAGAATGCCGCGAATCAACCGGTTACCGGGAAATACGCGATTCACCGGGCTGCTGAGCAAACGGCTAAATCAGTGGTCTACGGTCATTCACACCGTCGCGAGAGCGTGAATTACTACCGCCACGGGTCAGACACCATCACCCAAATCAGTATGCTAGGGGCGTTCTTTTCTCATGTTGATGCCTACGCCTACGGAGGCCTGAACGCTTACTGGAGAGGGCTCGCTATTCTGACTCACTGGGCTCCGGGCCGCTACGACGTTGAGGAGATCGCGCTAGAGCGACTCCTGCAGATGTATTAGGAGAAAAAATTGGGAACTAGAAAATTCAACAAGGAAACGCTGATTTCTCTGATCAACGGGGCTGCCCCCACCGGCTATGAGATCTTGGAGGCTAACCACCACAAGATCACACCTGCTGCAGGCAGAATGCAGTTCAAAGAAGTCGTCTTTGGTTTCGAGGGCAAGCACTACGTATTCATGTACGACCTGGTGGAAGGCTGGGAGAAAGTCTCTGTACTGGATTTTGGGGTCGCAGGGATGAGCGCACACGAAGTGGTTCATCACGAATTCTGTAGGCCTGGTTGGGAGGTACTACCCATTGCCAACTAAATATTTTCCCAAGGACGACATCATCGCGCTCGCGGGTCAGATCGTTCCTGAGGGGTATGAACTTCTTGAGTTGAAGTTGTCGTGGGACGACGGTAAGGGCACCAGCGTCGTCTTCCGGGTAGGAGGCAGGTTTTATCAGTTCTCTGGTTGGAATGGCGGTGGGAGACCGAAAGGGCTTTTGGCAAACTGGGAAGGGGATGTTCCGGCTTACGAAGTCTACTGGGACGAAGGCAATTTCAAGTGGAAGGAGTTGAGAGATGAAAACTAGAAAATTCGCAAAAGACCTGATGATCGCCATCACTGAAGAAGATACTCCTGAAGGATTCGAGATCGTTGAAGAAGGCGAGTGGATTCAAGACTACAAGTACCAATGCAGGGAAATCGTATTCAAGTTCGAAGACAAGCACTACAGCCTCGTCGAGTCCCGGTCAGGGAGTGCTTTCACTGACTGGGATTACGACAGCGAGTGGTGGCCTGAAGAAGTTGAGGTCACCGAAGTCGAACCTGTCGAGGTCAAAGTAATCGAGTGGAGGGCCGTGAAGTAGATGTGCTACTCGCATTGCCCGTACACAAGAATAGCCCCCGTCGATTACGGCGGGGGCGAGTGTGAACTGAAATCGGACCAGGTGATTCCTGAAGACGCCTGGTGCTGGGAACCTGAGGAGGAAGAGGATGAGCAACGAATTTACCAACCTGTTTTACAAGATCGACTACGAAGGCTTTGACTACGCGCTCCGCGAATACAGCGATTGGTCTGAGATTGAGGACCCCGAATTTCACCGCCTCCGGAGTGCATTCGTAACTGCCGCAGAAAAACTTGAGGGCTACATCCGCCAGTTCGAGGACGAAGCCTACGAGAATGCAGGGGATGATGACTACGAGGACGAGGATGCCACCTAGAAAGAAGCCAGAGGCAACCGGAGTCGAAGCCTTGTTTGGCAAGACAGTAAAATTGATCGACAAGTACGGCGCCCAGATCCCACACGAAGGAATCCTGAAAGGGATTTCGGTCGAGTGGGTGACCATCGAAACTCCCTCCGGGCGAACCACTTGTCTAAACCGAGATTTCATCAGCGGGATCGCTGAGGTGAAGGAGACAGAAAAGAATTGAGCGAAGAAATTATCGAATTAGTTGAAGCCGAACTGAAGCAAATCAAGAATCCGCTGATCCAGGATTTCGTGGCCTATACGCTGATGAAGGCGCCCGCGTACCTGACTCAGGTAGCCAGTTCATCTACAGGAAAATACCACCCTCCGCAGAGCAGGCTTCAGCCTCTTGGCCTGATCAACCACATGCGCTCCACGGTAGCGTT